CGCGCGCGGAAGGAGCATTTCCAGGCTCACACCGAGTGCGGTGGCGATCTTCTGGAGGGAGCGAAGGCTCCCCTCCTTCTTCCCGCTTTCAATTTCGCTGAAATACGCTTGCGAGATGCCGGCTTTTGCCGCGACCGCACTGGCCGTCCAACCCCTGTGTTCGCGCAGCAACTTTACCGGCGACGCACCGTCCTCCAGCAGAGCCCCGATCAGCTCCCCCGGGAATGTCTCCCGCTCCCCCGCTTCGACGGCGCGGTGGATGCCTGCGACCCTCGCAATATCGATCTGGTCGAGAAGAGCTTCATATTCAGCGGCCGACATGACGACCATCGTGTCGCCGCTCGGCGACGTGATATTCTGGACCTTACTCATTTGTGCTTCCCCTTCCGCTTGTAGGCTTCGCCGCGTATGTCAATGTCCGTCACCTCGACGGTGGCTTGCGTCTCCGTGATGAACACGCGCCAATCTCCCACTCGAAGGCGGACTGTCCGGGAGCCTTTCATTCTCTTCGTGTTGTTCACTTGAGCCCCCTCCCCTTCGGCGTACTGGTAGATCTTTTTGTGGATCAGCCGCGCGTAGTTTCTCGGCATTTTCCATAGGGCATCATTTGCAGCCTTCTCGAAAATCACCTTCTTCATATATATCGCCTTTCGCGATTTTTCAATCTCCGTGTTTCGCTATAAGCGATAATACACGCCGGCAATCGCGGCGCAAGGGGTGATGTTGATTTAATATTAAATTCATCGTTGTTAGATATCGGATTAAGGGTATTATAATGGGCGTTTAAAAGGAAAATGGTAGGACGATGATAATCACCATTGGAAACACCAAAGGCGGGGTCGGGAAAACGACGCTTGCCGTGAACATCGCCATAGCTCGGGCCCTTGAAGGGCATGATGTTTGGTTGATCGACGGCGACCGCCAGGGCACCGCCCAGACCGCCATCGCCATCCGCTCGGAAGAGGACGTTCAGCCGGGCATCGCCTGCTCTGCATACCCGGATGGGAAGACGCTGCGAGCCCAGCTCCAGCAGCAACAGTCGAAGTTTCAGGACGTCATCATCGATGTTGGCGGGTTCGACAGTACGGCGCTTCGCGCGGCTCTGGTCCTGACCGACAAGCTGCTCATCCCCGTGGCCCCGCGTTCCTACGACGTATGGGCGCTGGAGAGCATCATGGGGCTGGTGGACGAGGCCCGCTCGGTGCGCGACGGCCTTGAGGTCTATGCATTCCTCAACTGCGCGGACCCGGGTGACGGCGCGCGCGATAACATCGAGGCCGCACAGGTTGTCGGCGAGTTCGACGGAGTGACCTATCTCGACACCCCGATCCGGCGGAGAAAGGCAGTCGCCAATGCCGCCGGGGCGGGCATGTCGGTCCTTGAAGCGAGGCCCGTGGACAAGAAGGCGGTCGCCGAGTTGAAGGCTTTGCTCGCCGCATTGTTTTAATATCGGCGTACACTCAGTTTAATATTAAAATCCCATCGAGAAAATATCAGAATAAGGGTAAATTAATGGCAATCCGTAGACCAGCAAAGCCGCGTCCAGCAGCTACCGAATCTGATGACGTGGCAACTGACGCCTTTATCTCCGGCGCTCCAGACAGTCGGCAGGAGAGCCCGGCTGAACGGCCGAAGAAGGTCTATCCGAAGAAGGGGCGGCGCATCCAGCGCACGATCACGTTGACCGAGGACATGCTGAACAAGCTGGATGAACTGGCCGAACGCACCGGGCAATCCCGTAATGCGCTCATAAATGTCGGCATTCTCTATGTGCTGAACAATGGCGTCGGCGGCGTCTCCAACAACGGCAGTTGAGGACGCCGCCCAGCTTCGTGAGGGGAGGGAGGTCAGTCGGGGTAGACGAAAACCCCGTTCTTGAGATTGTCCCCGTCGAAATCGATCACACGCGCCCGGCTTTTCACGACGACAATCTCTCGCTCGACTGGAAAGTCGATCTCAAGGCGGGCGCGCTGACCGGATTTGCAATCGAGAGAGATGAACCCCATCCCCGGGAAAAAAACCTTGTCGCCAACGCTTAGGTCTATCTTGAGCATCAGACTTCCTTCTTAGAGGGAGAGGTAACGGTCGCGCTGCTCCGGCGGCAGCTTTTCGAGTGCTTTCTCGAATTCGAGCGAGTTCGTATCCGCCAGCTTGTCGAGCCAGCCGAATTCAGTCGTTTCCGACGTGTCCTCGATCTCGGAGGAGGGAACACCGCGCAGGATCGGCGGAACCGGGTCCGTCCGTTCGGGAACGGCGGGAACTGACTTGCCCTTTCCCGGGTTCTTGGCATCCGGCTGCGGTTTTCCCCCGCCCATCGCTGTCTGCAACTCGCGCACCACGTTCTCATGGGCCGTGGTGAGCAGGTCGGCGCGGAATGGGTTTTGGGCATCCCGCTGTAATCGCTTCACTTCCTCGTCCAGCAGCGTGTACATCGCGCCGGTCTTGAAAGTGGGATGCTCGTGCATAAACGTGCCGACATTCGACTTCCAGCCCTCCAGAGCGCTCGTGTAGAGCGTTTCGGCGACGGTACCGCGCCGATCCAGCTCCCGCAGTTCGTCCGTCGCCTTGCGCTGCTGCTCGCGGTACTCCTGCGCCGTCAGATCGCCTTCATCGAACTTGGCCGCAAGATCATCGAGTGAGGTGTTCAACTCGTCGATGCGCTGCTTGTGCTCCGGGGGGAGGGTCCAGGCCGGTGCAGGTTCATCAACGGGGCCATCGTCAGAGGCGGGGGCTCCTGCTGCTTCCTCCGCCTCGCCATCGGCCGGGGCTTTGGCGCCATCCGCCTTGTCCGTGCCGTCCTCTGCACCTGTGGCCTTCTCGTTCGCGCCTTCTGCGCTTTCAGCCTCGCTGTTGCTCTCTTCCTTCCCATCGGTTTCTCCGGCGGGGGTTTCGTCCGGTTCATCCCCGCCCGCGTCCTGGCCCCCCTCCTCTTCGTCATCGACCAGTTCTTCGTCCATCAGCCCCTCGCGCTCTTCGTCGCTCAGGAGTTCCAGTTCTTCATCCGAGTATTTCGCCATGGTTGTCGTCTCTCATCGTTCCGGGGTTGGTCGGGGGCGGGGGTCACCGCGCCCAAAGCTGCAACTCAAAAAGAAGTCGGATCGGGTCGGTTTCCTCCTCTTCGTCATCGACCAGTTCTTCGTCCGAGTACGTCTCTCTCTCCTCCATTTCTCAGCGTCCCGTTGGGCCGGCCGGGGAGAGGCCACCAGCCACCTGGGCCTGTGGCGGGGGAGGGGCCTGCATAGGGCGCTGAGCTTGAGGGGGCGGAGCTGACTGCTGGGGTTGCTGCGGCCCAGCCGCCTGGGGCGGGTAGCCCGCTGCCTGGAGCAGCATGTCGGCGAGGTCGGCCGTCGTCGGGGTTGCGGCGATTGTGGCCGCCGCATCGACGGCGGATGCCTGGGTGTCAACCGAGTTCTTCACTGCCTTCGCGCGGATTTCGGCGGCTGACGCCTCCTTTTTGTCCGCGTCGGCGATGATGTTGCGCAACTGAGCCGACGTCATCTGCAACTGGAGCTGCTGCTGCTGCTGGAGTTGCTGCTGGCGCGCGGCGAAGCTCGGGTCTTGCTCCTCGTCTTCGTCCGGGTCACGCATCCCGGTAATCTGGCGGACACGCTTGACCAGCTCTTCGCGGTTCGGCACGTCCATCTGTTCGATGATAAGATCCATCATCGCAGCCGCGAGCTGCGGCATTACCGGGCCGAGACGGCCGAGCAGATCGAGGAGGGCCGTAAGCTGCGCTTCTCGCTGTGTCGCGCGCCAGTCGTCCTCATCGATAATGAAATCTGCCTTGCTCCGGGTTATGTCGTTCTCCGGCAAGCCATCGTTGATCTTGATGAAATCGGGACGGCCACGGGAATCGGTGATGCGAAACTGCTTCTCACGGCTCATGAACTGCTCAATCAGCGACATGCGCTTCTCGCCCTGAACTTGCCGAGCGAAGCGCAGATGGTCGAACAGGTGACTGGTTGTCAGCGCGCCCTGCTGTTGGCGAGCCTGGACCGCGACCCCAGATACGGCGTTTGTCGCCCGGCCAAGGTTCTCGTCGGTGACGCCCCCCACCTGCTGAACCATCTCAATATCGCGGCTCATCAACTGAAGGTGAGCGGCAGACAGCTCTCGTTCGTTGCTGATTTCGAGCGCCTTGCCCTGCTTCTTGATAATCAGCGCGTCGGGCCGTGCTACTTCCTCCATCAGCGCATCCGTGTCGTCGACAGCGCCTTCGTCCATGATCACCTTATTAGTGGAAAGGATATGGAGAGCTTTCGAAGCGCGCTTGTTGATGTCCACCTGCAGGTCGCGGATATTCCGGACCAACCCGTAAGGCATGCCATCCCGGCCGCGCCGTTTGCACCAAATCGGCGTGAATGGGTAGCGGTTGTGGCGATAGGGCGAGCGCGAGAGAAAGAGGAGTCCTATCGGGGTCATGAGTGCGACGTGCATCCTCATAACCGGCTTTTCGATCAATTCGGCTTCGCCAGATTGCAGGCTGTCGGCGTGCCCGGGCGAGTGTGGGTCGTACAGTTCTCCAGAGAATACTCCGCCCTGGAGGCGCCGGGCCATCACCGGCATGCGGAACCACATCTCGATGATCCGAAGACGTTTCCGCGGTGCCACCACGATGTTCGTCATAGTGTCGGAATCCCAGCCGTCCTGGCTCTCCTCTTCGGGGAGGTCCATCGCTTCGTCGCCATAACTGTCGATGAAGCCCCAACCGGGGAACGTCTCGCGGACGCTCCTGTCTAGGAGCGACAGCCGCTTCGGGAACATCGCCCTGGCGACATCGAGATCCACCCAGCGCGAACGGCATTCATAGCGGGCGTCGGACAGGTCCAACTCTTTGGCAGCACTGTCCCAAAGCATGCTTCTCCAGCTTTCGGAGCCGGAGTAGATTGGTTCCTCTTCGTCGTCACCTTGCCACCCGTCTTCGAGCCACCCAACGCCGACCTTCGTCGCGTCTTCAAACGCCAAAGACACCTGATACCGGCTCTTGTTCACATCGGAGATGTATTTCAGGAGCTGGGATTTCCGCCGGGCGGGCTCTGTATCCTCCTTGCGGCGCGGGAGCACTTTGAAGTCGGTGCGAGAACGCTTCTCACTTCCGAGAACCCAATCGATCGTCGTAGAGATGACGTTGAAAACGAGAGGGATTTGCCCTCGTTCCTTAAGGGTGTTTGCGTCCTCGTCCGTCCACTGGATGCTGTCGTAGAAATCTTCGTCAAGCGCCATTTCCACGCGGTTCGAGGACTGGCGGGCAAGTTCGCGCGTGTAGTAGCCCATGAGCTGCGAGTGCAGCATGGTCATCGGCAGGCTATCGAGCTTGTTTCCGGTGCGTGGTCGTGATGTGTCTACGTCCTTGTCCGGGATGGGCGATTTGTATTTCTCAGTTCGGACCGAGCCATCGTCCGCGTTCAGATCAAACATGGCTCGGCCCCCAGCGCAGGCGGCTAGTCGCGCAGCTCCGTGGACCGGATCGCAGTGCCGTTTTTGTCATAGATGATTGCCTCCGCAACGACGCTCTTCTCGCTCTGCGGAAACGGCGGAATATCTAGGAGGTCATCGAGCATGTCCTCGACAAACGACACGATCTTGATGAAGGTCGGGAGGTTGTCGGGGAGACGTAGGCTTTTGGCGAATTCACAGGCCTGGAATGTGGCCTCGACGGGATCGCCGACATCGCGGCTCCAGACCCACGCCCGCGCTTGCGTGATGACGCAAGGAACAAGCCTATCGTCGAAATCCCTGCCCGTTGGGATTAAGACCATGCACGGTTGCCAAGAGTGCTCCAACCGTATCCATGTTCCTATAGCGGTAAGATCCCCACGGGTCTTTGTCCAGTACCGTCGGTCTAAATCTAGTGCTTCAAACACGCTTTTTCTCCACATTTGGTGTGTCTACAGTCTCCCCGGTGCCCGTATCGAACCGGGCAGCGATCTTCACGGCCTCTTCAGCCCCGGCTCCAGCGGCCATTGCTCCAAGCGCGAACTGGCCCCCGGCTCTATCGGAGAAAGTCATCCGGCGATCTGTTGCGAGCGTGCCATCCAGCACGGCGATTGTTGTCATTGCTGTGCCTGTTATGCTGTTAGACCAGAGGCGCGAGAGCGCCTGCGGGTGGTTTGGGCCGGGCTCATCCTTCCCCACGAGCCGGCGATCCGGCGGACTTCTTCCCGATACTGAGCCTTCTGCCGGAGAGCATCGACGCCGTGTTGGTGCCCGTTCCTGGCGGGCTCTTCCGACCATGCGCCCATGTTCGCGTTCCACCGTTTTCGGTAGTTGTCGATGTGCTCGATACCTTTGGCGCACTTCTCTTCGTCAAACAGGTAGTTCACCATGTCGTCGCGCAAGGCGGGGAGGCCGATGCCCATCAGGTCCGGCGTGCGTGGGACAATCTCGATGTGCTGCAATCCAAGCCCTTCGAGCATCTGCTGGGGCGTTTCAATGACAAGCTGGCCGGGGCGGCGATGACTGCCGTCATGCGGCAGGAAGTGATGCCCGTAGACGTAGCCGCGCGCCTGCAGCTCATGCACCACGTAGGAATAGGCTTCGGACGAACACTCGAAGTAGTCGATGAAATGGTCCATCAACCCAATGCTCTGTTGGAACCAGATCGCGATATCGTCATCGACACCCAGATCCCAGAACGTGTTGACAGGGAAGGTCGGGTCATAGGGGACGCGCGTAATCCGGCCCTCTTTCCGTGCCCTTGCGATCTGCTTGCCGAGCAGCACGCCATCGACCGAAACCTTGAACGATTCCTCGACTGTGGACGGGTATTCCTGCCACATGAGCTGTTCGTCGTCGGCGTAGTCATTGCGCCGCGTCTGCACGTACCAAGCGCGCTTTCTCGCGGAAATCTGTCGGCCGATAGCTGCCTCCAGATTGTCGAAGTATCTGCGGTCCTTGTCGCTGATGAAGACGCCTTCCGGGTCTATCTCGTATTCATCCGCGTCCCACCACGATGCGAAATGGAGCCGATATTGAAGCCGGTTGAGGCGCTTCCCCGCCTCCTCGTTGGCCTTTGCCTCCATGACAAACTTATAGAAAGGCCCATCGCGCCCTTTGGCGGTACTTTCAATGAAGACCATGCCTTGGGCTGCTGCGGGCAATGCGCCGGTTGTAACCTTCTCAGCGCGAAGCGGGCTTTCCGCGCAGATGATGCCGAACTCGGAGACGTGCAGCCAATTGAGCGTGTCGCCGCGCGCGCTCGTCGACACCTGGATCGAAGAGCCATTCGAGAAGTATTTTTCGGTGACGTTGTCAACGCAGATCGCGGCCTTCGCCTTGATGAAGTCGGGCAGGCGGGTATAGGCAAATTCGATCTTCGATTTCATGATCGTCTGCGCGGTGGGCCGGTCCTGCGCGATGATCGCCCCGCGTTGGTTGTCGTTGAAAAGACAGGCATCGAGGATCAAGAGCTGGATAAGGGTAGAGAAGCCGCGCTGGCGTGCCTTTGGCACCATGTTCTTCCACCAGATGCGCTTGAGGAATTTCTCCTGCGCCTCATTGGGGACGAACAGAACGACCTTCTTGGACTTGTCGAGGATGTAATAGAGGTTGCGGATGCGCCAGTTAGGGTCTTCCAGGTTGGCCTCTAACTCGTCGGCCGTAAGCCCCGCCAAATGTTCGTACATATCAGCTCTCGCCCTCCGGTTCTTCGACCGGCGAGAAGGCCGTCAAGGCTTGGTTCTCTGGCTGTTCTGGATCTTCAACCGGCTGGATAGTCGTGCCGCCGAGATTTTGCAGGAAGGCGTCCATAGCCTCACGGCCACCCAGCGGCCCGTCTTGTGTGGGCGGCTTCGCGCGCCAATGGTCCGGGTCTCGGTTGAACAGCCAGACGGTTGCCGCTTTCGTATCCGGCGGGACGTGTTCAGTCACATAGAGGCGGACGAGAGAGCCATCAACCACCACGACTTTTTCTGCGTCGTAGCTGTAGCCTGTGGCTCTCTTGTACAAGCTCTCCTTAACTCGATCATCGGCGAGTTTTTTGCCGCTGTTCAGTGCTTCACGGAACTCCGGGAACCGAACCTTCCAGAGATATATGGTTCGTTGAGTGACGCCGAACGCTTGCCCCACCTCATGGTCGGTTGCACCCAACCGCCCGAGAATGCGGGCCATTTCGACGCCTCCATCCGGCATTGGCCGGTTCTCAGCCATGTTGATGATTTCCGGCTCGACGGTGATCGTGGCCGGGTCGTTTCTCTGCTTCGATGGCTTCCGCGAGGCATCCTTGGGTTTTGGCCTTTCGCGGGGGGCTTCCTTGGTCTTTTCCTGAGTGGTGCGCTTGGCTTTCGGCGTGGCCTTCATCTGGTTGCGTTTCTGGAACGCATTGAGAGCCTTTTCCCGGCTCTTCCCGAGTGTGGTGTCTGCTTTCCGTGCCATAAGCTACGCCAGATCCAACCGCTCACCGTCTGCGGTTCGTGAAGCTCGTGGGGGAGCAATCGCGAGCCTTTGCGGTGATCCCTTTGAATGCCCGCTTCGCGGCTTCACGCTGTATTGCTGCCTGTCGCCAATGGACTTGCATCTTCGCAACTTCGGCTATTTCTGCCTCTGCCTCACGACATGAGATCTGTCCAAGAGCGGTGATGTAGAGAAAACCACGCTCAGTCAGTGCGATAAGCAGCGTTCGGAGTTTGCGCGTCGAGCACCCAAGTTGGTTTGAAAGCCAACGTTCATCGCGTTCAATGGCGTCGCCCTGGTCGTAGATCAGATCCAGAATAGTCGCCAGGGCGCCACGCTCTTCGAGTGTGAGCGGCGCGCATTTGACCAACTGTCTCTGATGGAAACGCCGATGATAAAATTGGCGCGGTTGATTTTTGGCCATATTCCAGCCCTCTATGCCTCGCTCGGGCAACGCCCCGAAGCCAAGCTCTCTTGTTCTTCTCGCAACCGCTGAATCTGGCTGTCGATGGCGGCGATCCGTTCTTCTCGCACAGCTCGCGCAAGCCACATTGGGGTATCGATAAGAGCGGCGGCGAGAAGGGACGGCCCGTAGACATGAACCAGCCGGACAAAATTGGAGGTAGAAGGCTGAGCCTTCTTGAGCATCCAATTTTCGACGGTGCCCGCCGGTATGCCAGTGTCAGCGGCGACGTTCTGGCAGAGCAAAGCCGGATACTTCTGCCGGAAGTAGTCGAGCAGGGCGTCAAGATCGTAGGCCACCGTCAGCTCCCGGCAGTGTTGCCGGGTGCCAACGGTGGCTCTCCCCTTTGCTCCCGTCGCATAACGGGATCGGTCCTCGTGGAGGCCTGCGGTCACAAGGGGCGACCTCCTCACACGAGCAAGGCCAATGCTCCGGGCAATCAAGTCCGCCACATTACGGGCAAGGCGAACGATCATGGCCGGGGCGGCCGTTGGCGACGCGTCGGCCGCCGGGGCAGGGGAAGCATCAGGGGCAGCCAGATCGGGTTGCCCCTCCGGGATAGGGAACGTGATGATTATCGCGCCGGTCATTTTGCAACGCCTCTTTTGGAGGGTGCCCCGAACAGATCCGGGCGGAGGTGTTCGCGCCGGATGGCCCCTTCCGTTGCGCTTTCCAGCGCTAGCGCTGTCTCCGCTGAAATGCTCTTCGCGTGGCGGAGGAGATGAGAGATTTTTTGCTGAGAACAATTCATGCGTCTGGCGAGTGCCATCTGAGAGCCCCCGCAAAGTGCGATGGCATTCTCGATGGCGCTTACCAACCGCTTACGGTCGGTGGGCACAAGCACGCTCCTTTTTCCTACTAATTGATTGGTCAAATTTACCAATCAGTCAACCCAAAAATTGGTTAGTGTGATCGTGCGCCAAATTGGTAGAATTTGAGAATGTCGGTAGGAAAAAACGTGCGGCACTACCGCAGCTTGGTGCATTTGTCACAAGGACAACTCGCGAAAGCGGCGGGGGTGAGCCAACAACTCATATCTCACATTGAGCGAGGCGCATCGGACGGCTCGCATCGCTCTCTCGTGAAAATTGCGCAGGCATTGGGCTGTCGCGTTGCGGAGCTGGATCCGACTTGCGAGGCCGTCGAGCCAAGCGGCTCTTCGTGGCTTGTCCCGGTTTTCCGCCCGGAAGATGTGGCCGAATGGTTCGACGCGGGGGGCGTCGAGGATTCGCTCCCAGCCCCTCTGGAACGACAAGCAATGGCGCCGCTGGAGTGCTCCGGGCCAATCCTGGGCTTCCGGGTCCGTGATAGATCGATTGATCGGATCGCCCCGGTCGGCGCCCTCGTGGTCCTCGAACGCGAGCGGGCGCCATTTGCGCCGGGTGACTTCTATGGCTTTGTCGTAAAACGTGAATTTGTTTTCGGGCGGTATAAGAATGACGATTTTCGACGGTTGTCGCCCTATTCTACAGACCCGGATCTGGATGCTGTGTTCCTTCCAGAAGCAGTTTCGTTCCTTATGCGAATTCGTCGCATCGTTATCGACCTCTAGGCTCTTTCGTTTCCCGTGTTCGCGCGCGGCCACATAGAAAGAACTATCATTTAAATTCTATATTTAACTTACGCGAGATCCTGCCTAACAGGCATTGAAAACAAAGAAGAAATTGCAATTTTCAATCAAAAATAAGGTGCAAACTTCGGCCGGAATGACGGATGGAGGCGGGAATCGCCCGGCGGATACTAACCCTGTGGAAAACGTGTTTAAAACACGACAATGGGGGGCCGCATGCCGGGCGATTGCTGGGGAGCGCGGGCTACTTCAAGACGGCCGCGAGTAGGCGGTTCCGTATAGTGGGCTGGCGAACTGCTGCGCGCCCATCCTTCCGGCCGCGCTCTAGGGCATCGTGGTCCAGTCGTTCCCACCCCATACTCTTCTCGATTCGCTGCATTTCAAGCCAAAGAAAAGCATAATATACCTCAATAGTTGTCTCGGAACGGGAGACATCAGTGCAGACATTGGTCCTATCACCGTCGACATTAGTGTAAACGTTCATAACTCTGCCCCAAAACCTCGCTTTTCATAGAAAGTCACGGCGCTTCGTACAAAGAAAATATTGAAGACGGGTTCTTTTCTTAAATATTCTACAAACTGCGACTTTGCGTCTGACCTGTCAAAAACATCGGTATCTATGTTGACTTAACTAACAAATTAGTAGGTAATTTTGGCCGCTCAAGCCTTGTCAGCAAGAGCTTGGGAGAACGCGGCAATATATCTATATCATATCAATCTGATATGAATTTAATAGTAAGCGGAGAAGTATCGACTATGCGCGATCTCGACAGAGCCGTGGCTCGCTCCGAGGTTTTCGAAACTCAGGCGCGCAAGGCCGAAGCGCTCGCCTGCGACAGGCTCCTTGAGCGATTGATTGTCTTCCACGGAAGAAACGGCGGCCAGCGGTTTGAGATGCGCGGCATCGCTGGGGGCAACAATGGATTGCCGATGCATGCGGCGATCACTTCGTTCGAGCGGTTCTCTGCCACAGGCTGCGCACTCGGTTAGGCGCAGCGCGGCGTCACTCCCCGAAAAAGGCGCAGTCATCGGTATCCGGCATCTCGAACGAGCCATTGAGATACGCAGTGATCGCCTTGGACGCGGCGACCCAGCCGTAGCAGGTGCATACGGCATTGTCTCTGTTGCGCAACGCCTTGTGCCACGCCACTTGGTCGAACGACCGCCCACCACGCGCGTGATGGCGTAAGCCTTCGCGTTTCATTTCCACATAGAGCCCATGATAGAGGCCCCGCGCGACCGGCAGGTGAAGATCTGGCACCCCGGCGACGACGCCCTCCGCTTTCAACGCCGCAGCCGTTGCCTTATGGCGGTCGCCGCCATTCGGAATGGCATAGAGCATGGTGAGGTCGGGATATTTCGCGTAGGAGAAGTCGGCCCATTTAATGAGCGCGGCCTGCTCCTCGTGCTCCGAGGGGACCAGAAGCGATCTGGCGAGCCTAGACATTTATCACTCCAGAAATTGGAAGAGGGGGGATAGGCCGCGCTGGGACGCGCGGCCCACGGCCTACAGGCCCATTTTCGTGAATAGCCAGCGCCAGCCGAGGGCAATGCCACCGCCCATCGCCGCCCCCAGGGCAGTGAGGACCATCCGCCCCCCAATGAAGCGTTCGCGCAGGCGCGAAAACTCCTGAATCTGGGCGGTGTTTGCCGATGTCATTTGCGTCAGGGCTTCGATCTGGTCCGTCGCGGTGGCCACATCGTTGCGGATTTCCGAGATGCGGCGCTCTGTGCGCTCGGCCTCCACCGCTCGGAGCCGCTGTTCGGTAGCCTGGGCGCTCACCAGCTCGTTAAGCTGGGTTCGAAGCTGCAGCAATTCGTTGAGCTGCTTGCTCACCGCACCGATTGTACCCTCCAGCCGCCCGATGCTCTGTAACTGGCGCAGGACTTCGCTCGTAAGCTCTCCGCTCACTTGCTGTCTCCCCGCTTGAGCATCCGCAACGCCGTGTTGCCGCCCATGTACAGGGAGCAGTAGGTGACGAAGACGGTCGTGAACTCGCCGAAGGAGACTGTCAGCTTGAGCGGTGTGCCGAGAAGCGCGTCGAGAAGTGGCAGGAGAACCACATAGAACGTGATGCATCCGAGCATCAGCCACATGCCTGCGGGCCGCCACAGCCACCCGAAGGAACTGTCCTTCTTCATCTCGGCGAGCATGAGCTTGTTGCCCTGGATCTGCGCTGTTACCAGCGCGTCAATCAACTGCGGGACTTCCGGCTCCACGGCCGTTACGGCGTCCTCGATCACCGCCGGGGTGACGGTTTCGAGGTCTTCGACCGGCACACCGACTTTCTTGGCGATGGCATCAACCACAGCCCCGCCCACCGCACTGCCGGCCCCGCCGAAATGCTCCTGAAGGATGTTCTTCACGAGCGGTGCGCCGACCTTGACGGCCGCGCTGATCAGGATGGTTGCAAGGGCGGTCATACGATGACCTCCTTTGCCCCAGAGCTGGTGACGGCCACCGTTGCATAGGCTTCGGCGCGGGCCTTCTGATGCTGCGCGGCGATGTAGCGGGAAATGGCGTACACGGCGAGCCCCCCGATGAGGAGCACTGCGGCGGCCGTCACCGCATAACCGATATAGGGGGAACCAGAGAGGGCGTTCAGAAGGTCAGCGGAATTATCCGAACCGGCCGCCGACCCGCTGCCACCGCCCGCGAGCGCCGCACCGGTTGCGGCCTGTGCCGCCTTCTTCTTTTCGGACTTAACCCGGTTCGCCGCCGATGTGGCTTCATCCGCAGCGGCGGCTTTGATCCCGCCCGACGAAAGCCTCAGCGCATTCTGCGCCATGACGACGCCTTTGGTTTCAATGTCCGCGTCGCGGTTGGCCCACCCCTTGCCAAATTTCCACCAAGTCTTGAGCGACCGCTGCATTGAAAGCCGCTGGGAGCAGAGGTTCTTCACTCGGGCGACGGGGTCGGCGATGGAGGCGGAACGCGACAGCCATTTCTTCGACTGGCGGACGCCGGAGTTAACCGCGCCATCGTATCCGCACAGATCGACGCCTGGGAAAAGGTTCGGAGAGCCCACCGGATTCCAGTAGTTCTCGCGGTAGAGCTTGAGGGCTTCGTCGCGCGTGATCAGGCGAACGGACCGAGTGGGCAGCCCCCATTTCTTGCGGACGGCGTTGTAAGTTTTCTGGGTGACACCGAAATTCGTCGGCCCACCGGGGTCATCGGGGTCGTTCGACCAACCACCTTCCCAGGACGACGTGACTGCATGACAGGCGAGGAAGCGATCCATCGCGGGCTCCTAAAACTAGAGGTCCCGCACTCCTGCGCAGTGATTGCCACTTACCACAGGTCGTCAGTTGCAACAATAGCCGGATTGCAGTAGATACAGAGCCATAGAGCGCAGGAGTGCTTCCAACATCCCAATGGAGATGGAGCACCCATATGCCCACCACGATTGCATTCGGTGACAAGCGCGCTCAGAAAAAGTGGTCCGGCTCGCTGTTCATTCAGACGGCCCGGCAGAGCTATTTCAACAACCGTTTCATCGGCGAAAGCCCTGACAGCCTGATCCAGCGTCTGACCGATCTGGAGAAGGACGCGGGCGATACGATCACATTCGACCTGTCCGTCCAGCTCCGTGGTCGGCCGACCTACGGTGATGACCGGCTCCAGGGCAAGGAAGAGAACCTCAAGTTCTTTTCGGACGAGCTGAAGATCGATCAGATGCGCAAGGCCGTCTCGGCTGGCGGCAAAATGAGCCGCAAGCGCACTATCCACAACATTCGCCGCGTCGCCCGCGACCGGCTGGCGGAGTACTGGTCGAAGTTTTTCGACCAGATGATCTTCATCTATCTATCCGGCGCCCGGGGTATGAACGAGAACTTCATCGAGGATCAGAACTGGGCCGGTCATGCCGAGAACCCGATTCAGTCGCCGGATAATGACCATATCCTGTACGGCGGCGGTGCCACGAGCAAGTCGACCATCGACGATACCTGCGGCATGACCCGGGATCTGATCGAAAGCGCCGAGGTCAAGGCGTCGATGATGGCCGCAACCGACCAGAAGTCGGCACAAATGCTCCCGCTGAACATCGACGGCGAGAAGCACTACGTCTGCCTCATGTCCAAGTACCAGATGCACGACCTGCGCACCAAGGACAAGACGGGCTGGCTAGACATCCAGAAGGCGCTGGCGACATTCGAGGGTCGCAAGAGCCCGCTCTGCAAGGGCGGCGCTGGCATGATCAAGAACGTCGTGCTGCACGAGCACGAGGACGTGATCCGGTTCAAGAACTACGGCGGCGACGAAAAGCAGCCCGCCGCCCGGGCACTGTTCATGGGCCGGCAGGCCGGTGTGGTCGCCTACGGTTCGACCGGCGGCTTCCGTTGCCAGTGGGAAGAAACCACCCAGGACTACGGCAACGAGCCGACCATCGCCGGCGGCATGATCTCCGGCGTCAAGAAGTCGAGGTTCAATGACCGCGACTTCGGCGTGCTGGCCATCGACACCTACGCCAAGGACCCCAACGCCAAGGCGGCGGCGTAAGCCGCCGTCCCCCGTCCTTCTGTTTTCTCAACGAGGTAGAAAATGTCTGTTCATTATGGTGATGCGGCCACGGGGCTCGTTCCGTATGGCTACCCGGCCTTCGCACAGAGCCTGATCCGCAAGCGGTTCACGATCGATGTGGATGCGCTGGTCGCGGATGACCTTCTTATCGTCGGCGTTCTGCCGCTCGGGTGCTCTCCCTCCTACATGGTGCTGGACAGCGATGCACTCGATGTGGACGCAGAGCCGACCGCTGCCGTGAAGGTCGGCCTGATCAACGACGCCATCGACGACGTGTCGGAAGGCAGCAAAGTCGAAGAGCTGTTCACGGCCACAGAGGCGGTCCGCGCGGGCGGCGTGGAGGTCGGCGAAACCGCAGCGGTCGTCCGTGTGACGCCGGTCAACTACGACCGCGCGATTGCCTTGGAAGTCACGGCCGGGGCGGCAACGGCAAAGGCAGGCCAGATCGGCCTCACCGTCTTCTACACGACCGAATAAGCCGCGCCTGATGCGTGCGGGGGAGGGCAGCGAGAATTGCCCTTCCCCTAATCTTTGGAGACACCCCCATGAAAATCATCGAGTGCATCAACGGACCGACCGAGGTCCGGGTTGGCGACCGGTGCTATCGCTTCTCCTTCGACGCCAATGGCAGGGCCGTCGCAGAGGTGGTGAACCTGCGCCACATCGAATGCTTCCTCTCCCGGGCCGATGTTTATCGGGAAGCAGAAGCCAGCTCCCTCATGCCGGCGGATGAAACGCCCTCCGTTGAGAAGCCCAAGGAAGAGAAGACGGCTGCCGAACCGGCGAATGACACCGCCTCCGCCAAGCACACGCGCCACACCACGGCGAAGAAGGGCTGATCGTCATGCAGATTGAGAGCTTCATTCGGAAAGTGGTCGGGGTCGGCAAGAAGGCCGTTTCTTGGAGCGCACGCGCCATCAAGCGAGTGGTGAAGGCCATCGCGCCCATTATCGCATGGATCGGCAAAGTTCTGCTTTCGGGGAAACGCTGGATTGTGAACCTGGTCGCGAAGGTTACGGGGGCGATGTGATGGGGACGGCCGCCACAATCCTCACGAGGGCAGGCGTGTTGCTCTTCGATGACGAACACATCCGCTGGCCGTTGGCTGAACTGGCCGACTGGCTGGATGAAGGGGTGAAGTCGATCATCAAGGTGAAGCCGGGGGCTCACACTGAACAGATCGTCTTGCCGTTGGCGCGAGGCACAAGCCAGAAGGTTCCGCAGGACGCACGGGTTGTCCAGCTGATCGACATCTTGTGCAACGAGCCCAACGAGGATGGGGGCGGCGGGCGCGCTATCCGTTCAACTGCGCGGTCTTCTCTCGATGCAAGCGAACCGTCGTGGCATGACCCCAGCTATGTCCCGTATCGGCGGCAAGTTCGCCAATATGTCTACGACAGCACGCTCCCCTTCGACTTCTACGTCTATCCTGGCAACGACGGGACTGGTCGCGTTCGCGCGGTCGCGTCGACACTGCCGCCCACCGTCTCCGGGCAGGTGGAGGCGGGTTCAACGAATATCGCCGCGTACGAGATCCCGCACGGACTTCCCGAACAGTACGATGATGTGCTGCTCGACTATGTCCTCTATCGCGCTAACCTCAAAGACGACACGGCCGCCCAGCCCGCCCGGGCGACACTCCACTATCAGGCATTCTCCGCGTCATTGGGCTATCAGGCTCAAACTGAGGCTGCGGCCCCCAGCGGAGGCGGCCGATGACCATATTTGTGGATATCGAAGATTTTTTGCCGGAAGCCATCAAGTGGGCGCCGAACGTGTCGGACCCCGTGGCTTTGAAGGCGATCCGCCAGTCCGCTCGGGCGATCTGCAAAGCGGCGAGGAATTGGGTTGAGCCGGCGCAGATCGCAATCAGCCATCCGCGCATGCAGCCGACGTGTCCTGTGCAGGACGCCGATATCCTCGAAATCCGGCACGCCTTTCTTGATGACTGGCAGTTGGAGCCGGTCACGCTCCAGTGGATCAACGACGCCTATCCGCGTTGGCCGTTCGATCTTGAGCATGGGAACCCCCACTACATCACCCAGCTCCAACCGAACACGTTGACGGTCTACCCGTTCGCGACGGGGACGCTGTTTCTGCAAATGGTTCTGGTCCCATCGAGGAGAGCCAGCAGCCTTCCGGCGTTCCTGATGGACGGGGCCTTGGCGGAACTCCTGAGCGATGGGGCGGCGAGTTTTCTGCTCACTGAACTGTCATCGTCGAACCCGCAACTCGGCTTGGCGAAGAAGCAGACGTTTGAAGCGGCACTCACCACCCTGAAAATCGAAGCATTGCGCGGCCAGCAGAGAGCGCCGCTGCGCACGAAAGGAGCCTATTTCTGATGGCTGTCAGCACCTATTTGGCGAACCTCATGCTCGACGCGGGAATGCGCGGTATCGCCCCCGCTGTCCCGGACAAGCTCTATGTCTCGTTGCACACCGCCGATCCAGGCAAGACGGGAGCGGGGGAGGTGACGCCGGAGGCTTGGCCCGCATATGCGCGTCAGGATGCGACGGCGGGGGGCGAGTTGGGCGCGGCGTTCCTGCCCGCTGCCGATAGCGGCACGTCCAACAAACAGAAGCTCCTGTTCCCCGCGCTCGATGGCGCAGACCCGGTTGAAGTGACCCATTTTGGTGTTTGGACCGACGTGGGCGGTGGGACGTATCTCTATGGCGGAGAGCTGGAAAAGGCGAGGACCATCGAAACGTCGGATGAAGCCGTGATCTACGCCGGTAGTGTCACCTTGTCGGTGGCCTGATCGTGACATCCGCTGGGACCATAAACGGCAGTGCGCTCAATGCCCACGCCCTGAACGGGGGCAATCGAACTGTTGAGCTGGTCGCCGTGGTGGGGGCGTCTCTGCTGTCGTCTGCGGTCCTGACGGCTTCGCGTGCAGTGCGTGGGAATGGGCCTCTGCACAGTGGCGGGAATGCGGTTCTATCCTTAATTGGCGTCTTGTCTGGTGTTCATGTCGTGCGGTGGGCCATCTCCGGTGCGGTTGCGCGGCGATACCCTGCCAGCGCCGCGGCGCTCATGTCCCTGACGAATTCTGCGACGGCTGTACGCCGTACCAATGTGGCAGGGGATGCAATCGGGACCATTCATGCTTTTGGCCCGCTCGCGCTGAATATTGGTGTTTCCGGGAGATCACCCATCGCCTGGAGTGCATCCAGTGGGCTTGTATCTCGCATCGGCATTGGCGGGGGCAATCCCAGCCGCTTGATACCGGGACTGTACTTCACCGCGCGTCGCTCAGTGCCCGGGGTTGCGATCTATCGCACTAGCGTCGCTGGGCATCTCGACTATCGGTCATTCCGTCCCACGGTTGCCGTGCGCACGCGCGCCGTGAGCGCCGAGATCAGGTTTGCTACCGCCCGGGAGGCCCGGGAAATCACAATAGGACGAGAACCAAGGGCATTCTACGTCCCGAAAGAAGGAGGCTGGGCCTGATGATGCTCGGGGCCATTAGTAAGAAGCCGCTCGACCGGCTCGATTATCGGTTCGACTTTTCGCGCTGGATGCCGTCCGGGGACCACATCACAGGTGCGGAAGCCACAATCGCGGGCTCCACCGCGTCGGTATTCAAGACGGACTGGTCGGAGCGAGAAGTGCAGGTCTGGCTCGAAGGAGGCGCTGCCGGAGAACGGGGGACCGTCACCTTGATCATTACAACGGAAGCCCAGCGCGTGAAGGAAGTCGCTGCAGGCTTGGAGATTACGGAGAATTGCCGATGACAGCGCTCTTTGCCAATAACGCGGTCTCAACGCTGGCAGCGCCGATTTCGGCACAGGCGACCGCGCTGACTATTCAGGCCGCCGACGCCGCTCTGTTTCCAACCTTCTCGGGCGGAGGCGGAGCCGGCGAGTGGTTTCCTGCGACCATCATCGCTTCGACAGGCGAGATAGAAATCGTTCGAGTCACGGCCCGCAACGGTTCCGCGCTGACAGTCGCTCGCGCCCAGGAGGGCACGGCGGCGCGGGCTTTCGTTGCAGGGGCCAAGATCGAATTGCGGTTGACGGCCGGTACACTCTCAGAAATGGCGGGCAATATCGCGGTTCTCTCCAACGATCTGAACACTGCGACAACCACCCTGTCAAAGGCATCCAACATCGCAGTCACAGCGAGTGGTGGAATCCCTGTCGGTTCCGTGCAGAACGCGCTGGAGGAACTCGACACCAGCAAAACACCTGTCGGCCACCTGCACGTCATCAACGATGTGACGGGGCTTCAGGACGCACTGGACACAAAGGTCAATGCTGACGATCTCCCGGCAGGTGTGGCGGTGGGTTCTATCATGGCGTTCGGGGCATCCGAGCCACCCGCAGGATGGTTGGAGTGTAATGGGGCGGCTGTCAGCAGGAAAACTTACGCGGCCCTGTTCGCAGCCATCGGCACGGTGTTTGGAGGTGGGGATGCCGCATCAACGTTCAACCTGCCGGACCTGCGCGGCGAATTCGTGCGGGGCTGGGACCATGGGCGCGCGGTTGACGCTGACCGAGGGTTCGGTTCGAGCCAGCTTGATGCAATGGAGGCATGGACGGCGTCGTTTATCACACGCTGGAACTACTCATCGGACGGTAGTCAGGGCGCGGCGAGCGTTAGTGATAGCGGGACACAGGGGGCTACCAATAGCAACGCAGGGGCTCGCGTCACGATTGATCCATCGCGAGTGGCGCGCACGGCTAAAGAAACCCGCCCGCGCAATATCGCACTTCTCTACTGCATCAAGGCGTTCGACGCGGTAACCGATCCCGCCCAGGTCGCTGCCGCAGACGTGCTGAGCGACATGGCTCGTATTTCGGGACGTGTCGGCGACGTAGAGGAGAGTATCGCCACTATCGTCGCCCCCATCGAAAGCGACGAAATCGTGGTGTCTGGTACCGGTGTCTATACCTGGGCGCACGGGCTGGGGAAGGTGCCTGTGTTATGGGGCGCATTTGCTCGGTGGACGGGGGACGTGGCGTCGGGCACTGGCTACGAAAAGGGGGATGAAGTCCCCCTGAATTTTCAGCCGTACTACAGCAGCTCATGGCGTGCAGGCGGGGTGTGGGCGGACAGCACTGAGTGCGGGTTCTCCTGTAATGACATGTCCGGCACCGCGATCATTGGCAAGAATGGGGCGGCGACTGATTCCTATCTTGCGAACAACCCGGATTGGGTTCTGTTCTTCCGCATCTGGAGCTGACAAATGCCGATAATTGCATATGAAACGGAGAGCGGCGTTCTCGGTAGGACGCTTGTGAACAAGCCAGCGGAGGGTGAAACCGTCGCCGACAACATTACTGCGATGATGGATGCCGGACGGCTCCCGAATCTCCCTTGGGCGCATTATTGCGTTGTCCCGGACGGTGGCGCAGCTCTTGCCAGCCCGCCCGCATGGTGGTCCGTCGATTGGGAGGCGGGCACCATCACGGTGAAAGAGCCCGCGCCGGGAGCGGATGACTTGAAAGATGCACTCGCGACACTGCGCTACAAGCGGGAGAGCAGCGGGATCGATGTCAGAGATATGCAGGTCGCGACCGACAACGAAAGTCTGGCAAAGATCGTTGGCGCGCGCATGAAGGCGGACAAGGATGCGTCCTTCACGACGCGATGGAAGGCCATCAACGGCTGGTTCCCCCTCAATGCGGAGGAAATTGTCGCGATGTCTGACGCGGCGCTCGCCTTCATTTCGGCTTGCTTCGATGCGGAGGAAGCCGTCTCGGTACAGATCGACGCCGGGGCGATCTCTACGCTGGACGAGCTAACCACCGCCTTCGAAACCGCGCTCACCACTGAGCTAGCGGCGGACGAGGGCACTTCGGAGGCGGCGTAATGCCCGTAATCCGGCTTTCTGGTTTCGCCGGGGAAAAGCCGCTCTTGAACCCCCGGCTCCTGCCCGAAACTGCCGCCACGGCGTCTTATGGGGTGCGCCTCGACGATGGCGCGCTCACACCTATGCGCAGCTCGAAGCTCATAGCCACGCTCGACGGAGCGACCAACGCACAGACGATCTACCAGCACCAAGGCGAGTGGCTGACCTGGGAGAAAGTTGTGCATGCGGCTCCGGGGCCGGTGGCGCAAGATCGCCTCTATTACACAGGCGACGGTGCCCCGAAGATGCGGTTGGACGGGGTGGTCTACGATCTTGCCTTGCCGCGCCCCGAAGAGGCATTGGTGGTTGGAGTAACCGGGGATGCGGACGAGGATGCAGACCCCCAGACCCGGACTTACTGCTACACGCTGGTCACCAGCTTCGGGGAGGAATCGGCTCCGTGTTCGGCGAGCGAGCTGGTTGATTGGAAGCCGGGGCAGGAAGTCACGTTGAGCGGCTTCTCTGTGGGTCCGGTCGGGCGCAGTGTCACACTGCAACGCATCTACCGGAGCCAGACCGCGACCTCCGGCACCTACTTCTACCTGATCGCAGAGCGCGCCGTCACGGAAGGCGATTTTGTCGATACGGTCGACGTAGACGATATCCAGGATGCCCTCCCATCGCAGCAATGGGATGCGCCACCGGACGGGCTCTCCGGGCTCGTGAGCATGGCGAACGGTATGATGGCAGCATTCTTCGGCCGGACGGTCTATTTCTGCGAGCCCTACCGACCGCACGCATGGCCCGAAACCTACACGATGACGGTGGACGCCGATATCGTCGGGCTGGGCGCGCTTGATGCCGCCCTGATCGTCATGACCAAGGGCCGCCCTTACATCATGAGCGGGACCGCGCCGGACAGCGTTGTCAGCCGGAAGCTCGAAGCGCCGTGGCCTTGCATCAACGCGCGGGCCATCGTGGATCTAGGCTTCGCGATCTGTTACCCGACGAAAGACGGCCTCGTCCAGGTTGGTGCGGATGGCTCGATCTCGCTGGCGACGACGGAGCTTTTCAGCCGGGAGACATGGCTTGAGTTTTCGCCGGAAACAGCGGTCGCCGGGCAGGATCGTGGCATCTACACGCTGTTCTATGACTACCTCAACGGCGAAGCCCAGCGCCTGCGCGGATGTCTTCTGATCAACGTCAACGCGGCTCAGTATCTGTCCCGCGTTGATGAGCACGCCTCGGCGGTCTTTGTGTCAGAGGCGGACGCCAGCCTTTACCTGACGCGCAGCGACGATCCGCAGGTCTTGCGCTTCAATGATCCTGATGGGCTCCCCAGCACCTTCTACTGGCGCTCAAAGGAATTCATGCTCGTGCAGCCGGTCAACATGTCTGCCATTCTGATAGACTTGGGTCGCGATAACGACCCTGCGACGGTGAGGTTGATAGAAGAAGAGCGCGAGCGCGTCCGGCAGGAGAATGAATCTCTCTTCAACGGCGACCTTGATAGCGCGGTCGATGAACGAGCGCTCAACACGGGCGCAATCGGGTCGGACAACCTGTTGGCGCTACCGCGAACGGAAGCAATCACCTGCAATATCTATGCGGATGGGAAGGTGATCGCCTCCAAGGCCATCGCCGGCCAGATCCTACGGCTCCCCGCCGGGTTCAAGGCGCGGAAATGGCAGATTGACGTGTCTGCCAACTCGCAAATCTCGCAGATTGCTATCGCCTCAAGCGTGGACGAGTTGAGGGGGCAGTGATGACAGATGCAGAACTGAGGCTCTTGCAGGAACGGCTCGACACTTTAGCGGGAAGCAGAAACGCGCGCGTGCGCGATCAGTCGGCCGTCCGACTGCAAGAGCTGGAAGCACTGCGCACCATCCCGAAAATGCGATCTGCGACAGCCACGGCCGCGCCAACGGCCGAGGAATTCAATCGTCTGCGCGATGACGTGGCCCAGCTCTATGCGCTCCTGTCCACCGTCGCCCGTGCTCTTGTGCGGCGAAACGAAGGGAAGGCGTGATGCAGGAAATCGTCTACGAGAACACCCCCGGGTTGATCGCCTGGGCCGAGGCGCACATTCTCGGGGTTCACTTCCGTCCAGATGCCAAGGCTATTGGGCACGCGCGCGATGGTGAGCTGACGGGCGTTGTCGTCTTCGACACGTTCACGACGACGGATTGCCTTTTGGCGGTCGCTTCGGATGGCGGCCACCGCTTTCTGTCCAGGGCGTTCATCGTGCATGTCTTCGCCTATCCGTTTCTGCAGCTCGGCTACAAGCGCGTCACATCGTTGATATCGGCGGACAATGAACCCTCTATTCGGCTTTGCTCGAAAATCGGCTTTCAGCGGGAAGGGACGATGCGCCGAGCCAGTGAAAAAGGCGAGGATCTTCTCGTCTTCGGCATGTTGAGGGAGGAATGCCGTTGGCTCCGCCCCTCTAGGAAGCCAGCTCGTTTGGCGCTATAACCGTCCCATCGCGCAGGAGTGCGAACCATCCCCCATTTAGGAGGTTCGCATCATGGGCAAGGGCAGTACCAGCTCTCCCGATCCAGATCCCAACATTGGCAAAGCGGCGCTGAAACAGGCGGAAACTGGCGAGGCGTGGCTCGACTTCGCCAAGGACGCCTATTCGCAGAACCTTGAACGCCAAGACGTTCTCGACAATCTCACGAACCAGATCACGGAACAGCAGCTTGGGCTGGCGACAGACCAAGCGGACTGGTCACGCGAGGATCGAGAACGCTACACGAGCGTCTATCAGCCTATCGAAGACGACTACATCGAGAAGGCCACCAACTACGCCACCGAAAATCGCCAGAACGAAGCGGCGGCCGAAGCGCGGGCGGACGTACAGCAGTCGGCCGCGAACGCCAGGGCGGCAAGCGAACGGCAAGCATCCTCTCTTGGCATAGACCCGTCATCTGGGCGCTTCGCCGGTATTCAAGCGGCGACGGATAACCAGCAGGCTCTATCGGAAGCGCAGGCCGCGAACACAGCACGGCAGTCGGTGCGGGACAAGGGGCTCGCCCTTGAGGCCGATGTCGTGAACATGGGCAAGGGCTACGCCTCGACGGCGGGTGCCGCAGCGGCCGGATCTGTTTCGGCAAGCGGAACGGCTCTGTCTGGGACGCAGGCGACCAATGCCCAGGCCCTTTCGGCGTCCAATGTCATGAACTCCGGGTATTCGGGAGCGATGCAGGGGTATGCGGGACAGGCCAATACCCTGTCGAACCTTTACGGGTTGCAACTCCAGCAGTGGCAGGCAGAACAGCAGGCACAGAACTCCAGCATGAGCGGGCTGCTGGGCGGGATCGGAAGCGCGGTCGGGCTTGCATTCTCGTCGGATGAGAACCTGAAAGAGGACTTCGCCGATATCCCCGATGGGGCGGCGCTCGATGCGGTGGAGAATATGCCGGTCAGCGAGTGGAACTACAAGCCTGGAGTGGCCGATGAAGGCCGACATGTTGGCCCGATGGCGCAGGATTTCGCCCGCGAAACCGGCCGAGGCGACGGCCATTCGATCCCGGTCCAGGATGCGATTGGCGTCACTATGGCCGCCGTGCAGGACCTCTCCCATGAAGTCGCCGGCATCAAGAAAGCAGTCGGCCTCAACGGCGCGCTCGGTGTGCCCACTATCCCTCGCGATGATAGAGCCCGTGACATGCGCCCGCCCGAACGCGGCGAGGGGCCGGGGCTCGATGTGATGATCGCGATCCCGGTGGATGCGAAGAAGAAGGTTAAGAAGGGTAAGTGAGATGGCAAATTTTGGAATTGGGCTGGGTGCCTTCATGGATGGCTTCACGAAGGGTGCCAACCTGCGCCATCAATGGGACGATAGGAAGGACCGCAAGGCAGCGCAGGCGGAAGACCGCGCCTACCAGCGCACGCGGCGAGAGCGGCAGGAGACGCTCGATGCACGCTCCGATGACGAATATGAACGAAAGAAGAAGGAACGCGATGCCATTCGAGAAGTCGGCCTCGGAGCGAAGCGGGAATTTGACGAAAAGGTCAAAGCCGGGGAGCTGAAGGAGGGGGATTTCGGGACGTTCTGGGACGAGAACGTTATTCCGCGGCTCGCAAAGCCTTACCTCGAAGCCGGCGATATGGAAGGTGCCCGCAGAGTGCGAGAGTGGGGCGAAAGCGCGGCGGCCAAGCGCGGGGGACAGTATGCTTTAAAGGCGATGACGCTTGCGCAACAGGGAAAGCTCGGCGAGGCACTTACGGCCGCGCAGAAGGCGGCCGAAGTGCGGGGCTATCTGAACCACGGGTTCAGCTTCGGGAAGCAGGAGCCGATCCAGGATCAGGACGGCAATGTTCTGGGCTATCGGGTTCATATGACCGATGCAGACGGCAAGGAGACGACGCAGGACGTTTCTGTCGGTCAGATTCCGGCGATGCTCGGGACTTTCATCAACCCGGAAGCTGCGTTCAACACCCAGATCGCGGCCCAGACGGCGAACGCGAAGACCGAGCACGATATCGCCACCTACAAGCGCAAGAAAGAGATCGATCGGTCCTACGCAGACCCGCAGAAAGCTCGGTCATCGGCCGTCAACGCGCTGAGGAAGCGGTTCGATGGCACGATGGACGACCAGATCTTCGACGATATGCCTGCCGCGAAACAGGAGGAGTTGATCAAGCGGTACATGGAAACCGAGATGGGGCGACCGGTCGGCCTCGCGGGAGGTGCGGAGAAACCCGCCATCGCGCAGCCTAGCGCTCCGCAGCCAACGGCGGCGTCGGCAGGGCGTTCCGTGGTGGTCGATAAGGCGACAGGGCAGCCGGTGGAAATGACCACGTCAGCGCCTGCCGCTCCCACGGCTCCATCCCGCGCATTCGCTGGTGCGGGCGGCCAGTCCACTGCACAGCCTGTCGGTCAGCAGCAGGAAGAGCCACAGGAGGCGTCAACCGAGCAAGAGGCCCCCGCCCAGGCCCCTGTAGGTGGTAGTGGGCAAGTGAACGGCGTTCAGGTGGACGACTTGCTCACCAGAGCCACGCGAGCGCTGAACGCCGGCATCGACCCGAGGGTTATCGCCGGTCAATTGAACCGCGTGGGGATACCGAGGTCGCTCTGGCCGGCTAAGCTTCAGACCGGCGCCTACGGGGACGTAACGCGCGTGTCGCCTGGGTTGGGGGGGTAGGCCCGGGACATATTATCCCTTGATTGAGAGGGAGCGCGGCGCGAGAACGTTTCTGGAATTAACCAGAAAAGAGAACACGATGCGCGCTCTTCTCGTATTTGCATTGCCTTTGCTCATCGCCGGCTGCGCCAGCACTGATGTGATGAAACTTTCCCAAAATGAAATCGCTATCGACACGTCGGCCGCGCCCATTTGTGGGGCGGCCGGCGCCGCTCGTGTCGCCCAACGCATGGCCGCCGCCGAAACCATCAAGGCCGGCTACGACCGCTACCAGATCGTGGCGACCGGCCGCGACAGCAGCGTTCATGCAGTGCAGATGCCCGGTAGCTATAACACCACCGGGAGCATGGCGACTTATGGCAACTACGGGTCGTTCAACGCCACCACCACCTATACCCCGGGTCCGACGTTTGTCGCCGGTCGGCACCATCAGCAGTTGGTGATCCGCCTCTTCAAGAATGGAGAGCAGGGGAGCGCGAACGCCATCTCGGCCCGAGGCGCGCTCGGGCCGAAGTGGCAGGAAATCATCAAGCGCAAGTCGCTGACTTGCTCCGTCGATTAATAGACCCGCTCAGGCAGCTCCCGACGTAGATCCCGGTTTAGCGCCTTATTGCGGATCAACGTGCCATCTTCCATCCGAGCGCTATTGGAACGTCGCGTTCGGATGGAGCGGTGCAGTGTGTCGCTCGTGATCCCAACGCCTCGATGATAGGGCGAATGATTGAACTTGCGGATATCATCCAGCGCCTGGTGCTTTGCATCATCATCGCCGGTTAACGTGGCGAGCGCCCAGCGGTTGATCAGCTTTTGGCGGGCCTCCTTGACACGATGTTCAGCGTTCTTGAGTGCGTTACGCCGATCATAGGTTTCAGCCACGGCCGCCGGGGTGAACCCCAGCGCCTGTGCGATCACGCCCTGTGTTCCGATCTGGTCCCGCGACATGAGCTGGTTTGATCGAAGATCCACCAGCCCCTCATTCTCGTAGCGCACGGCCTTGAGAAGATTGCGGATCGCGGTCGGGGCCATAACTTCGACACCGCGCGCCACCTGTCCCTCCTTGATCAGAGACAGGCCGCTCCACGCGCTTTCGGCCAGTGATGCGGTCGCGCCGAGTGACTGACTGAGCCAGTAGTAATACTCGTCGCGCCCCTCCAGCTCCCGGTAGGGCGAGCGGAACCAAAGATCCGGCATGCCGATGCGATCTGAGAGCGAAATCCCGAGATAGTGCCCCGGGACGCCATTGAGAACCACGCCGCCCAGCTCCGGCCCCAACACGTCGACGACATCGGCCTTGAACCGCGTCTCGAAATCAACGGGGTCGTCGTCATCACCGAAGACCATGCTGGCCAGCCCCATGATGAGATTGTAGCCGATAGACCCGGTGAGGCCGCCCATCAGCGCGATCATGCCGGAGACGCCTGCAAGCTGGTATCTGGCCTCGCGGCGTGCCTGCGGCGTATCCCCCTTGAAGGACTGATAGGCGTCCCGGAAGATCCGGTAGAGCATGTTGATCTGGAACTGACGGAAGACCAGCGCGACCTTGGCCACATCGTTCTGCAGGGCGCGCGGACGTGACGAGTTGGAATAGTCGAAATGCGTCTTCCACGTCATTTCGTGGGCCAGATCCACGGCCGCGTCATGCGTGTTCCCTGCCTCGCGCGCCAGCCGGTAGGCGGCCATCGCCGTGATTTCGCGGTTCGCGACTTCCGCGCGGTGGAACGCCCACGAGATAACAGACATGACCCGGGCGCGCAGAGGGCTGTAGTCGATGCCCGTGTTCCCGACGCCGGCCAGATCGTGGCTGCGCGTGCGGTCGATCAACCCAGACTGGTCGAAGACCTCCATCGCGCGACGCTCGTCGGCCGTGAGGGCCGCGCCGGCGACTGAGCCCTTTCCGCGTACCGCATCGAGCGATGCGCGGACGAGCGCTCGGGTGGCCTTGAGCACGCCCCCGAACCGAGCCCCCAGGATCGGCACCCCCATGATTCCGGTCTGGCTGAGGTTGACCATGGCCGACGCCGGAGAGCCGGCGAGATACCAGACGAATGCGGTGCTGGTCATGGTCTGCGCCACACTCGAACCTGTCGGGTTCATGACCCAGCGGTGCCGCTTGTCCAGCTCATTCGCCAGCGCCATCGCGGCCTCTTGGTTATCCTCTCGCCGGGCTTGGTCGAATGTCTCGTTGACCAGCTCCTGCATGTCGAGGCCGAACTTGGCCCGGGCCATCTGATGGGAGGCATGGAACATGTGAGAAGAAAACACCCGGAGGGCGTCGTCATGGTAGCCAGCCGTGCCCTTGCGATGGATATAGCGCTTGCGCATCGAGATATCGGGCAGTGTCTCCAGATAGCGCTGCCAGATTTGATCCATCAGATCCGGGTCGACACCACTGCCGCCGAGCAGCTCCTCAATCTCGGCGACCATGCGCGGGTCCATCATGGATTTTGTGCTGTCGTTGGACTGAAGGCGGCCGTGCTCGATCGTGGCCCCGAGCTTGTCGCGACGCGCCTCTTTCAAGAAACGCTGTTGGTCGGCCGACTTCTCGAACCGCGAGAAGCTGACCACCGCGCCGGAGCGATCTCGGATTGTGACGAAATATTGCCCGAAGCGGCCGAGGGGGAAGTATGGCGCCGGGACGCGGCTTTGCTCGAAGGACTGGCGCAGGCGGGTGATGCGAGCCTTGCCGCTCCACAGGGAGCGGTTTTTCTCTGCCGTATAGGCCGACAGGGCATCTTGTTCGGCGTTGCGTTTGGCGAGGCCGGTGAGCCCCGCGTCCGCGATTTCTTCCAGCTTGGCCTGATAGCGCTCGCGTGCGCGCCTCTGGGCGATCTCCTGAGCCTTCTTCACGTTGTCGAGTAGGATCGTGTCCAGCTCCAGCGCTTGGGCTTTGTAGGCGTCCCGGACGGCCTGGAACAGAGCTTTGCCAGACGGGGGCAATGCCATGTACCGCCGATGCAAGGCGGAATATCCGCTCTTGGCTGTCATTTCTGCGTCTGCCGAAGACGGGTCGACACCAGCGAGCGTCGAGGCGTGCATCAGATCGGAGATTTCCTTGGCGCGGCTCTTGTCCTTGCCAAGAAGGCCGAGGCGACTGTAGCGCAGCCACTGGCCGGCGATCTTGTCCGCCTCTTCGTGCTTTCGGCCGCGATAGGCGTCCATTTCCCGCTTCTTGTTGAGGTAGCGGGAAACGGCGGTCATGCCCTTCTGCGCCAGCTCGGGGAAATAATTGAAGGGGATGGTCGCCAGCGCGGGGGGCTTCCAGTCGATGAGAACGCCCTTCAGCTCCTGGATGACGCGCCCTTCGGTAACGTGACTGAGGCGTCCGCCCTCTTTTCGTGGATCATAGCGCGCGCCTGTTTCACGAGCACCTTCCGTTCCTCTGAAGGAGGCAACCGGTTCAAGGTTCGCTGGAACGCTTTCCAACTCTGCAATGTGTCGAAAGGACTTGGCGGGTCGATCAGACCCAGGGTCGCGAGGGTTCTTTCCGCCATAGAGCTTCTCCTTGATTGTGTCAGCGGCGGCGTCAAGAACTTCGTCCAGTCCGGGAATAGACGCCGTATCATAAGGGGTGTCGTCGGTGTAGTCGATCAGCCCAGCGCGTTGAACGGGGATAACGCGGGTGTTGTCGTCGATTACCGTTGCGAGCGCCGGCGATAGCCGCTTGTCGTTGACTTCGCCCTGCAGGAAGTCGCGCAGGGGCGCGTCTCCCGCGTTGATTGCGTCGCGCAGGGAGGTGTAGGCGGCGGCCGGGTCTGCAAAATTCGATGCGAGGAAACCGCGCGAAGCGGGAGTGAGGGAAGCGCGCGTGTCGCGCCCATCGTGGCCCAACGTCCAGACGGAATAGACCCCCGGGTGCCCCAGCATCGAAAGATCTGCTTTCGAAAGCGGTGTGGATCTTGGGTGGTTGTGGTAGATGACCAGCCGGCGATCCGGGTTCAATACGGCCCCGGCCAATTCCGTGTTCAATCCGACGAAATCCGGCAGAGAAGACGTGCCGAAAGCGACAATGGCGCCGTCGTCATCGATGGCGATCAGATGTTCGTGTCCGGTTTTGCGGCCCGGCTCTAAAACGGCCTCTGCAGCCCACGTTTTGAGTGGCACGCTCGGGTCGCGTTCGGGCACGGGCATGGCCACGAGTTGCTTGCCGGGGAAGCGAGTAAGCGTGTCCGGCCGCTTGTTCTCAACCGCAACGTCCGGGGTCACAGCCTCGTCGGCCGGGGTGCTCTCGGTCGCCTTCTTCTGCGGGCGGAGCTGGTCGATGAGGCGTCTATGCGTGGCTGTTGTGTCCTCCAGCTCCTGCTGGAGCGGCCACGGGCCGATCTGCTTTTCCAGCTTCGGTTTCTGGTCCTGCAACTGGCGTGTTTGGGTCGCGTCAGCGACCGGGGCCGTGGCGATCTGGCCGATGGTGTTGGCGACTTTCCGCCCGAGGCCGACAGGATCTTGTTCCGTGATGTCGGCTACGGGGACGGTGTGATCGCGGGAGCCCTGGAGAACAACGTCCCACGCGTTGTCGAACGCTTGTTCGATGGCGATGGAGAACCCGCCGATGGTTCCGACTTGCTGCGGCTCCGAAACCACCCCGTCGATTGTCGCCTGCCGCATCTTGGAGATGAGCGCCGCGCCGAACTCCTTATGCTTGTCGAAGGTCTTCCCCCCGACCGTGCCCTCGAAAGAGCCCGCGCGGAATTCGTCGGCGAGCTTGGCGTCTGCTTCCACCTCGTCTTTGCGAGCCGCAATGTCCGCCAAAGTGCTGTCGATAATCGAAAGCTGGCGTTTGATGCGATGCTGCTGGCGCTGATGCTCGTTGGCCTGGTTCTCCAGCGTGCGCAGCTTCTTCCGGGTCTGCATCTCTTCAAGGATAAGCGGGTTGCCGGAGGCGGCGGCCTTCATCTCGGCCGCGCTGGCGACTTCGCCCCCCAGGTCCTCCACGGAACGCTCGCCCACTGATCCCTTCCGAACCTGCTGAACGAACCGGGCTTTCGTCTCGATCCCCTGCCACTGGCGGGCATCGAGCGTCTTCTCGGTGGCGTAGCGCAGGATCTCGACACGGAAACCATCCGGGTCGGCGTCGTAGAGCATGTTGCCCTGTCGGATGATCCGCCCGTCACGCTGTTCTAGGTCGCTCGGCCGCCACGGCGCATCAATGTGATGCAACGCGACAAGGCGGGTCTGCACGTTGGTTCCCGCGCCCATCTTCGGCGTGGAACCGAACAGGAAGCGGACCCGACCGGCGCGGACCCTCGCAAACAGCTCGTCTTTCTGGATGTCGGTGCTGGCATCATGGATGAACGCGATTTCGTTTCCGGGCACGCCGAGGGAAATCAACTTCCCTTTGAGGTCGTCATAGGCGGAGAACTCCCCGTTCAGCGCGTCGAACTCGTCCGGCGACATGTTGTCGAGCTTGGTCTGCGCGTCCTCGTCGCCCTCGTCGGCCTTGCGGATCAGGTCTTCCAGCGCGGCCTTTTCCTTGGCCTTGGCCTTCTTCGGCGTTGAGAGGTCGATGAAAACGAGCTGGGTGCCCTTCTGTGCGGCCCACTTGTCGTAGATGCGCTTCATCTCCGCAGCAGCGCGGTTGATCTTGGACCCCGCATAGTCCCCAGCATCAGAGTAGATCAGGCGCATGTCGAGCGCCGCTTTCCGGGCGTCCGACATGATCTTGAGCATGTTGTCCGCGCCCTTCTGCATCTTGCCTTTCGGCAAATGCTCGGCGCGATAGACCAGCGAGCCCTTGGGATAGACGAGAGCGCCATCCGGCCCGGGCTTGCCCTCGCCGATATAGGAGAGCTGCGCGGGCGAGGGCTTCACGACGATCAGCGTAGGCTTGCCGCCGGCGACTTCCGGTAGGTTCAGTTTCTGCCCGCGTTCGGCGAGCTGACGCTTGATATCGTCGTTGGTGATCACATCCGCGAACTGGCGGTATTGCACCATCAGCTCGGGGATGTTGACGAACTTCGCGAAGCGCGAGGCCATCTTGTACTGACCGGATGGGCTCAACTCCCAATCAGTCACCACCTCGCCGAAGACACGCGCCCAGGCGTCGAAGTGGCTGATGCCTTGCTGTTGCAGCACCTTCGAACCGAGGTAGCGCTGGAGCGTGAACATCTCCGCCATGGAATTGGAAAGCGGGGTGCCGGTTGCGACCACGATGTTCCCGCCGGTTGCGGCGAGGATATGGTGGAGCTTCATGTATATGTCGGCCGCGCGCTTGCTACCCGCAGGGTTGCCGAGCCCACCAACACGCTGCATCGAGGTTGCGAAACCGAGGTTCTTGAACTCGTGGAATTCGTCCACGTAGAGGGCGTCTACGCCCAATTCATCGAAATAGAGCCCCTGATCCTTCCTGCCTGCATCGAGGAGCTTCTGGAGCTTGGTGTGCAGGCTCTCCTTCTGCTTCTCCATCTGCTTGACAGAACGGCTCTTCGCTCCATCCGCCTCGCGCAGCTCCGCTATCGACTGCTCGATGTCGGCGACCTGTTCATTGATGAACCGGGCCTCGATCTCTGGCGACACGCCCAGCAGACCGAACTGCGAATGGGCGACGATCACAGCATCCCAATCGCCGGTCGCGATACGCGCCGTCAGCCGCTTGCGGTTCGCGGCGGAGAAGTCGGCCTTCGACGGTGCGAGAACGCGCGCGCCCGGGTAGAGCTTCTGGAAGTCGGCTGCCCACTGCGCGACAAGGTGGTTCGGAACCGTGATCATGGGCTTGCGCGCCTGACCAGTGCGGCGCTTCTCCATGATCGACGCAATCATGGCAAAGGTCTTACCCGCGCCGACGGTGTGGTCGAACAGGGTGGTAGAACTCTGCAATGTCCGCCAGACGGCCGCCGACTGATGCGGCCGCAGCTTGATCACGTCATCAGAGACTTTGCCCGGGAACGTCAGGTGCGAGCCATCGAACCGCCGCTCAACCGTCGTGTTGAAGGTGTCGTTGTAGAGCCGGGCGAGCTGGTTGCGGCGCGCGTCGTCATCCCAGATCCAGTTTCGCCACTCAGTGGCGATCCGGGCGACTTTCTCGTTGGCCGCTTCCGTCGCCGGCTGGTTCAGCTCTCGCTTGTCCCTCGATATCTGGTCATAGATCTGGAGGGTCGTTCCATTGATCGCGGCCCGCAGTGCATCGGCGACGGAACTCCTTTCCGTCGCCCAACGCGCGTCAGACGCCTGTGTGGAGCGCGGGACTTCCAGCTCCCACTTGCCGGTGAGCTTTGAATAGATCGCTTTGGTGTTGCGTGGATCGTCCGTCTCAGTGATATGGGCGATGAACGCCTTGATGTGCTCCGGCGGTATCCACGGCGCGCCGGGCTTCACGTCGATGTCGGCCGGCTCGATGTCATCGGGCTGGATCTGGGACAGCGCCGCGACGTTGCGGCGGAAGGCAGGGTCCGCCTGCGCTGCTCGTTCGGCCTCGGCCAGCTTCTGCTTCACGTTGCCCGACAGATAGGCGTCGGCCGTCTCATAGCCGCCGTTCGGGGCCTTGAAGATCAGAGCGCCCAGCTCCGCCGTGATTTCGTCTTCCGACTTCCCGTAGAGTGCCGTGATCGCGCCCATATCAACGCGACCGGTATCCGCCAGCACCTGGGCGAGAGCATCTTGCGCTGTAGCGGCCGTGCGAGGCGGCTGGTAGGGCTGTTGCGTTCTCTTGGTGAACACGGCGGCCTTATCGGCAGACGGGGCGCTCTGGGGCTCTCCGGTGCGGTCGGAAACCGCCTTGGAGATGCCCTTCTTGAAATTGTCTTCGAGCGCGGAGAGCTGAGGCCACGTCGGATCTTCGCGGAAAAGCCGCTTGTTCACGTCAAGGTTCAGCGGACCGAAGTCCGCGGTAAAAGCGTCATACACCTCATTGAGGCGCTTCCGCAGGTTCGCGAGCTTGGCATCGGTGACCGCCGGGTCGATCTGCGCCACGCGAAGGCGCTTGAAGGCATCGCGGATACGGATCATTCCAGCGACACGATCAGCAGCTTTGGCGTTTGGAGCCTCATAGGGCTGCGCGCGGGCTTCCCCAAGCCTATCGGGGAGCCGCTGGTGGACCGCGCCGCTCTTGTCGAGGAAGAAGCTGCCAACGTCCACATCGGCGGCTTCTGCAGACGGCGCACCTGCTTCGGGCGGCGCGATCGATCCCGGTTCCGGCATGATATTGCGCGGCAAGCGGCCCAGCGCGGCGGCAAGGTCCGCATTCAAATCATGGCCTTCACGCCCTATTAGAGCGGGCTCGCCGGGGCCGTACATGGTGCCGTATGCGCCGAAGTCGCCGAGCATCATTTCGGGATGCTCGATGAAGTACCGATTCAGCGGCACCTTGTTGCCGTTCTTGTCGGTGTATTCGCCGATTTCGAGCCACTGCTTGTTGGTGCTTTCGTCATCCTGGGCGCGATCCTCCGGGAGTTTGCGCAGGATGACGATATCCGTCGTCACTTCCGTCCCGGCGTTCTTGGCGAAGGCGTTGTTCGGCAGACGGATCGCCCCGATGAACTCCGCCTGTTCGGCGATCATCGCACGGGCTTTTGCGGCCCCAGCATCGAGGAAGCTGTTGGTAATGACCATCGCCAGCACGCCGCCCGGTCGCAGACCTGCGACTGACTTCGCGAAGAAGTAATTGTGTATCGACAGGCTGTTCAGGCTACGGCGCTCGGCATCGTACAGGCGTTCAGAGCCGAACGGCGGGTTGCCGATAGCGAGGTCGAAATACCCATCCGGGACGGAAAGCGTCTGGAAACCTTTGGGGGCCTGGATGTTGTGGTCGGGGTAGAGTGCCTTGGCAACCGTCCCTGTGATCGCGTCCAGCTCGACGCCGGTGACATGGGTCGCCGATTTGACGTTCCCGGGCATGAAGCCAAGGAAGTTTCCGGAGCCGACTGACGGCTCCAACACGCGCCCGCCCTTGAAGCCCAGCCGCTCGGCTACGGCCCAGATCGCCTTCACGATCTCGGGCGAGGTGTAGTGCGCATTGCGCGTTGAGGCCGCCGCCGCCGCGTATTCATCAGCGGTCAGCAACTCCTTGAGCTGCTTGGCCTCCTTCTCCCATCCCTTCGGGACCGTGCCGTCCTCACGATAGAACGCGGCGGACAGGCCGCCCCAGCCGACCCACTTGGCGAGTTTTGCCTGTTCCTGCGCGGTCGCGGGCCGGTTCTCTTCCGTCACCTTGCGAACGATCTTGATCGCCTCGATGTTCGCCTTGAACTTCGTCTTCGCGCCGCCTTGCCCGATCTCGTCGGCATCGGTCAGCGTGTAGTTGGACGGGATGTTCTGCGCCGGGGTCGCGGCGCTCTCGACCTTGCTCTCGGTCGCCGATATATGCGGTGTTTCTGCCTTGCGCGGCCGGTCGCCTGCTACACGTCGAGCGTCCTTTTGCCCTTCCGAACCGCTTCGCTCAGATCCTTCGTTGAGAACAGGCTGTTCTCGGGCGGGGCCTTCCCTTCTTCCGGCGGAAACAGATACTGCTCCCTCGTCATCTGGAACGCTTCGTCCGGGCTGAACCCGCTCGCTTCGAGCTGCTCCACTTCCAGATGCGTCTGGCTGACTGCCTCGTCCAGCGCTGCGTCCAGTTTCCCGCTCGTCTTCAGTGCCGCGAACCGCTTCGGCTGGAACTCCCGCCAATGCGCCCGCGCCTGTTCCTTCCAACTCATTTCCGCTTTCCTTTCGATGGGGGGCAGCGCTTGTAACCTGGGCACGAGCCTCCTGCTGGATCTTATCTGCCAGCTCATCGGCCGTCAGGTCTACCGGTGCCCACCGGTTTACCGACCGGGCGTCCGTCGCGTAGGTATCCCCGGGCTTGGTCGACGCGCGGTACATGATTGCCACGCCGCTCGGGGACATAGGCACAACGCCGCGCAACGCGGCCTCGCCAATATGGGCGTAGACGTTGGCCCCGGTTTCGGGGTGCCGCATAGCAAGGGTGACATCGCCGGAACCTGCGACGCCGCTTTCATTGACATTGACGGCCTTCATCCGCCGTCCTTTGGAGGTGGATGGGGTGATGAAGCCGGCCGCCTCCAACTGGTCGCCAACGGCTTTGAGATAGCCGCGCGCGTCCTTCAGGAACGCGGCCTTCGCGGCTTCGCCCTCGTCGGAATAGGCATCTATGTGATCCACCCCATAGTCGCCCTGGAGGCGGCGATCCTTCGCTTTGCCCTTGCGCGGCTTCCGGGTCTTGGGCGCCTCTGTGACAACGCCCACCGCCGGGTTCGGCTTCGTCGTGTTCTCGGCCATCAGTTTGGCATGCAGGTCGGCGCTTTCGGCCGCGCTGGTCATGCCGGCGTTGTCCAGATCGGGATAGCTGCGGGCGCTTTCCCAGAACGACAGCAGGTACGGCTTGATGTGGTCGCCGAAATCGTCGGTCATGCGCTTGGCGAAGTCGGCGAACGACCGCACGCCGGCCTCGATGTATGCGCCCGCGATGACCATGCCATCCGCCGCCAACTCGGGATCAAAGCCGGCGTTGAGCTGCCGCATCTTGGCCCGTAGCCGCGCGCGGGCCTTTTCCACCGCGTCGGCTGTGAACAGCTTATTGTTGGCGAAGAGGGATGCGTCCGGGGCTTTACCACCTTCGGAAGCAGGGGCCGGCGCACCCTCTCGGGCGGCTTGCTGCGCCGGGCTCTTTTCGGTAGCGATCTCTTGTGGCTCGGGGGCGACCTTTGCCTCAGCGGTTTCCTGCTTTACGGGCTTTGGAGCCTTCTCCGTGGTGCGCGGGGGCGTCGGGCGTCGGCCGGCAACCATGCGCGCGAGGATCGAGCGGGCTTCGGTGTACTCGTAGTTGCCGTACGCGTTCTCGATGGCGTCTCGGATCTCGGCTTCGGGTATGCCCGCCTGATACGCGGCGCGGACAGCCCCGGACGCTTCGGGGTAGTCGCCTGTGAGGCGCGCGAGAGCAGGAAGATCCACGTAGTTGTTCGCCTTGAAGAAGGCGCAGGCAAAGCCTTCCGGCGTCTCAGAACGGGCGTTCTTGGTCCGCAAGCTCTTGCCGCCGTACTTCGCATGCATCTTGGAGCCTTCGGTCGGCTCCACGACGGCGAGAGGCAGCTCGGCGTTGAACTTGCCCCATAGCATCGTCTTCTTCGTGTAAGGAGCCCCGAAATGGTAGGGCTCGAAGGTCATTCGCGCCTGGGGCAATCCGGTCAGCTTCTCGATGCGGCCGACAGGGTTTTCCAGTGCCCAAAACTTCGGCCGGAAAAACTCGATGGTCCGCAAGGTCTGGAAGACCAGCGCCTTGCTGGCTTCCGTCCGCCCGTCACGATCCTTCACGCTGAAATGGCGCGATCCGCTCGAAGCGAAGTCGGTGCAAGGCGTTGCAGCGAGGATGCCGTAGACATCGCCCACATCATGGTTGTCGATGAAATACTGCGCCGAGAAATCCATCACGTCGTCGCCGTGCTGGATATCGAACCGGATCACGTTGTAGCCGGCGTCTTCGTAAGGCTGGCTCCACTGCCCGGTATAGTCGAACAGGCTGAGAATGGTGCGCTGGGAATTGTCGAAGGCGTGCTCTTCGCGCTGCTTCTTGGCGTCATCCTTCCATCCGTCGATGATCTTTCGAGCCCCTGCCGGGGTCCGCACGGGTTCACTCTTTGCCCGGTGGTCCGTAACGACGCGCTTATCCGGGTCGGCGAACAGGTTCGCCCATTCGTCGGTGACTTCCTTGAAGTCCTTCACGGGCATGGTGAGGGAGACAACATCGCCGGCAAGCTCGCCGCTGTCCGTGGTTTCTCGGCCCTTCTCCGGCTTGGGATATGTCTTGTCGCGGTCGAGAGGACGGCCCTCGTTGTGCAGATGCTCTGGGGCTGTGCTTGGGAGTTGGAACCGCTTACCGGCGTCGGCAAACGGCTTGGACATGTCGCCATGGGCGATCCAGTCCTTGAGTTGGCCGAGAGTGGTTTGGGTAACGGTCGGCGCCTCGCTCGGGTGGCCGGTGTGATCGAGGTATGCCTGCTCTGCCGACAAGCGCGCCGGGTATCCCAGCATCACCTTGTGTTCATCGAATGAGCCATCGGACCGCTTCTGGTCGACGACAAAGGCAGGGCTCCCGTCCACGAAATCATCGCCGGCGCCGGCCTTCACATAGGCGTCCAGATGCTCGCCGTCGTTGTCTTTGGTCCCCTTGATGTACCCGTAGTGGTCGTCCATTCGCGTTGACCACTTCTGGCCATTGCGCCCGGTGCCGGTACGTGTGGAACCGGCGGGATGCTCCACGGAGATATCGAGGCCTGCGACCTTGATATGCCCGTGCTGATAGTTGCCCGCTTCCCGCTGTGCATCGCTCGGCTCGGGCAAATCGTTCGTGGGCGAGGTCGCAGCCTGGGCGGCGGCGGTGTCAATGGGGGTCGCAGGCTCGGGCGTCTTGTCTTCGACCGGGGCGTCCTCGGGAGCCGGCTGCATGCGGCCGATCTTCTTCTGGATAGCCTTGGAGAAGGCATTGAATGGGGTCTTCGGCGCGCGTTTGATTTGCGCCGCCTTGAGGAGGTCGGCCCGCTCAGCCTCTGGCAGCGCATCCCACCACTGCGCCGGGCTGGTTTCTGCCGTTTCGCTTTCCTGCGGCCTCGCCTTCGTCGGTCGCACGCGCTCCAGCATCTTCCGGTTGACGCCGGGGAGATGCTGAACCAGCTCCGACTTCGCGTTTCGAGCAGCGCGTTCGACACGGAAGCGGTAGTCGTCTGCGAGGGTGAGAGCAATCTCGGGCGAGATACCCAGGCCCTTCCCGACCCGTTCGGCCTCGGCATGAACGGCGGGACTGACGTCCAACGCCGATGCGCCGAACAGACGCTTATCCATCATCCGGTTGTGGCCAAGGTCGAAAAGCCGGGCGTGCGTTTCGTCTGGCATCTCGACTGTTTTGCCCAACACGCGGCGGCGCGTTCCCGTCAACTTAGCCGTTTCGCGCTCCGCAGGCGGATTGCGCGTGGCGTCCTCCGCCTCAACCTGGGCCTTTGTCTGGTTGGAGACCGTGAGAGCGTCGAGCGGAGCCTGGAACTCGCGCCCTTTGTCATCGCGGACATGCGCTTCGGTCGCTCCTTCCTCGTAGCTCAGGATGCGCGCGGGAAAGCGGTTGCCGTCAGGGCCGGTGACGATCACGCGCGCGCCGGGCTCTGGCGCATGCGGGAAACGGGCAGTCGCCGGTTTCTGGGTGCCTGGGGCTGGGGCTCCCTCACTCGTGGTCTGCCCGGGAGTTTCCGGCTGTGGCTCCAGAGCAGGATCGTTGGACTGCTCAGGCAGCGGGGTGTTGTCGCGCTTCTGGCGCGGCTCACGCGGTATTTTCGTCAGTCGCGCGGCTTCCGCCGGGGTCAACTCGAAATTGAAGGTGTGTCCCCGCTCGATAGACTGTTCGGGATAGTCCGGGTGGTTGACGCGAGGATCGTCCCTCGGCAGATCGAGATAGTACAGTGGCAGGTCGCGGCGATAGTCTGAGGCGTACCGTCGATCCGTGCTCACCCATCGGCCGGAATCCCCGTCACCCCGCGAGCCGCTATGATAGACGCGAATTGTCCCTACCGGCTGCGAGGGGGCGGCCTGTTCCGGGGGCATGCCTGAGGTGCTGGTGATTTCATCTGGCGCGAGAGCTACGCGCTTGAGCTGGGCATGCGGGATCTGGAATAGCTCGCCCGTGCCCGTATCCATGACAATGGCGTCATCACCCTCATACCCCTGCACGGTGCCCATCAGAGCTGTCCCGTCGCCGATATCGACGCCGACCGTGGTACCGGGTCGGTATTTCCCGTCGATGCCGGTATCGGTGGCACCGCCGGCACGGCGCGTCTGCTCCTGCTCCGCGTACCGGACCGCCTGTCCGATTGGCCCCGTCGCGGCCGTGTCTGTTGCTGGGGGCGGGGTGGGGTCGGCCGCGTCGGGTGCATCAGGCGCCGCGTCGGGTGCATCAGATCTGGCCGGACGCATAGCCGCCCCGGCGCCACCAAGCGCGCCGCCCATCACGCCACCGACCACAGTGCCCGCGACAGCCTGTTCCCCAACGCCTTCCGTCAGAGACTGGTTGGGATCGATCCTGCGCTTTGCCGCGTTCTCCGAAATCTGCTGAGTGACGTTCTGCGGTAGCTCTTCGAGCAACCCCTCGCCGACGACACCGCGCGCAGCGCCGCGAACGGAACGGCGGACGATCCCCCCGCCGACGCCTTCGGCGATGATCTTGGCAAGCGCCCGGTCTCCCATGCCGCCGAAAAGCCCTGTCGTGACGCCAGCGGTGACGAAAGCCTGGAGCTGGACGTCATTGGACAGTGCGTTGATCGCATCATCCGGCGACATGCCTTCTTCGATCATCGACTTGACGGCATCCGACTGCAGAAGCTGGTCGCGGGGGATCGCGGCAATCGCCTCGCGCAGGCTATCGGCCGACTGCGCGCCGCCTATGATGCCTTCGGAGATACCGCCCGCGACCGTCGCCGTGCGGGCCGCAGCAGCGGCGGCTGCTTCCCGAGAGGCCCCAGAAGCGAGGGCGGTAGCGAAGGAACCACGCGCGAGCAGGGCGCTCGGCCCCATGCTCATGGCCATCGGCGCGGCCGACTGTGCGATCTGGCGGAGATACCAGTCCGGGTCGCTCAGCGCATCGCCAAGTTTCCAACTGTCATCGTCAAAGACCGTCTCCTTCGCGGCCTTCTTGCCTTCCGGTGAGAGTGCCGCTTCGTTCTTGGCGATCATGTCGCCGATAGCGGTATCGACGGGCGCGCCGAAGAAATCACGCTCGGCCTGCTCCTGGGCCTCGTTGTAGGTGTCGCCGCCCGGCAGGTAGGAGCGGATAGTGTGCTCGGCGTTGTTGACCGCTTTCCATGTGGCGAGAGCCCCGGTGCCAAGGTTCTTCCAGAAATCGCCGCCCCGTCCGGAAGACTGGTTCTCTTCCTGCCATCGCTTCTGCCATTCGGGAAGATCGGCCTCGTCGATGAGGGCATAGCGCTCGGGATTGCCCAGACCTTCGGCGAACTTCTCGACCTTGCGATTGTAGACGGCTGTCTCAGCCTCCCTCTTCTGACGCTGCCTTTCCTGTTCCGCGGCTTCCGCCTGCGCCCGGGCCTGGGCGGCTGCGGTGTCGATCGCGTTCCCACGGCCGGCCAGACCGAAGGCCATAGCCCCGGTGGGCTGGTAGTTTTCATCGATGACGATAGCGCCGTCGTCACCCGTCTGCGGCTCGGGGGCGACCATCGGCCCCGCGTACATCGCCTGGGCGTCCGCTGTCACGGCGGTGCCGTCTGCCCCGGTTTGAGAAAGGTCGATACCCGTAATGGGCATCATCGTGTCCGCGCGAACGCTCTGTCTGGGCGCGGCCTCTACGCTCTCCGCCGCTGGGCTGGGAAACGGATTATTCATGTCGGCGGGATCGACGCCATCGTCACTGGTAGACCGGGCGACCTTGCGGTCATAGGTGCCGCCGGGGCCTGTGGCTTTGCGCATCCAGAGGTTTGCGAAGTCGGCGGCCGTCATGTCGGCCGTCCCGCCGTTGTTCCGCACTGCCTTTGCGCCGACGATATCGACGGCCTTCGCGTCCGGGTGTGTCAGGAGTTTGAGCGCGCCACCCAGCCCCTGCTGGTGGGCGAGGTACACCTCTCCCACGGTTGGCTCATGTCCCAGCGCGCGCTTCAACCCATTGGCGTTGTCGCGGTACAGCCGGGCCCCTGCGTCGGACGCCTCGTACGGATCGAACTTGTCCCGCAGCCCGTACTGGCGGGCGGTGCTGTCGATGAACTGAAACAGCCCACCGGCCGATGAACGGCCATTGCGCGCGGCCGGATTGAGGCTGCTTTCAATCTGCGCGATGCGCGCCAAACCGTCGGCGGGCACACCGTATCGGTTCGCGGCGTCCGCGATGATTGAGCGTACCGATGTCCCGCCGTCGCGGCGCTGCCTGCGACCATCGCCACTCGCGGGAGCGGGGCCGCTGTTGTCGTCACCGAACAGCAGGTCCAGCGGATTGCGGGGGAGGTCGGAAGAAGCGGGCATACGAGTGGGCTCCTGTTTGGAAACAGTCGCCGCACTCCTGCGCGGGTTGATCTCTCAGTTATAACGCGCGGTACGCCCTATGAAAAGGGGCGGCGCCTTGCTCAGACGCACAGACCGACGAGTATGCCTAGTCCGAATATGACCGCTAGAGAGCCAGCAATATACGGGAATGACGGGCCTACAATCATAGGGACCAGCCTCAAATAGTCGAACATATCGCGTCCCCCGGCGGCAGCGTCATGTCAATTCACCATTTTTGATCTCTGCCGCCCGATTGTCGGGCCACTGCGGTGGGCGCCACCCTGCCAGCATCCATTCGAGGACGCGGCACGCAATCGGATTGGGCGGGCGTGCGTTTGTCCCTGTCGTCGCCTCCCATTTGCGGATGGTTCGCGGATCTGTATCGATGATCGCCCCGAGTTGGGCAGCAGAAAGGCCCAGCGTATGCCGGGCCTCCTTGAATTCTATCGGTGTCAACGTTCATTCCTCCGGCTGAATGCTGAACAGAAACATTTTCTTCGCAGGCGTCACGACTGCCGCATCCCATGCGTCGTAGTCGGTGTCGACCTCTGCGTCGACGAGCGTGAGCCCCGCGCGAGCGAAATGCTCGTGGGCGGCCGTGACCGCTGCTTCGAGGGTGGCCCGTTCAAGAATGCGGCTGTCGTATCCGGGGATATTGTCGAAGCCGGACTCTTGGTGCTGGTAGAGCGTATACATTCGGTTCTCCATTACTGGCGGGCTCCATTGCCCTCTGAACCTCGTCAAGATAGGACCTATGGTCCTATCTAACAACGTTCTTTTTTAGCAAGGTGCGCGACAAAATCGACCGGGCCGCGTTTTCTCACGCGCGAACCAATTGGCGCCACAGCTTGTTTCCCCGTCTGGCACCATGACCGTTTGACAGGGGGCTTGCGGGCGTGGATTTTCTATAGGGGTGAAATCGAGGTGTCTCAGTGAGCCGAAACAACATGGCGAACGGTCAGGGTGGTTCTGCCGACCCGTATGCTCTCACGGGCGAAGATCTCGCGCTTGCGCGCAACGCTCTCGCTATCAGCGCAGCGCAGTTCGCGGATCTCGTTGGGGTTTCCGGTGAGCGGACTGTTTTTCGCTGGGAGAGCGCGCCGAAGAAGGCTCTGCCGGGGCCGGTGGCGACTATCGTGCTGGCGATCATGACCAGCAGATCGGTGCGGCGCTATTTCGGTCTAGCGTTGCCTGAAGACTAAGGCGCCGGCGCGCGCCATCCAAACACGCGGCCGTTCCCCCACCGCTCCGCGCTCCAGGGCCGGCACCCAGCGCCCTTAACCAAACGTTTACCATCATCGTTTTTAGGTAGGAGTTGTTACTAGAGCGCATCCCCGGAAACCCGGGGCTTTGCCCGAAAGAGCGAATCATGATGCTCTAGCAACCAAACGACCTCCACCTGGGACGAGGATCATTGATGCAATCGCACCACAGTCAGGACCAAGCGAGCACGCGACGCCCGATGCGGGAGCGAGTGCAGGAGTGGAGGGAGAGGAAATCGGCTGAAGGATACAGGCAGGTTGCGATCTGGATACCGGACGATCTGCGGGTGTGGCTCGATACGTGCGTCGAGCGTGGCGACTATGCCAACCGCAGCGAGGCGGTCGCCTCAGCGATTGATTTGATCCGGGCTGTAAAGGAACACCAGGAGAAGGGCACTCCAAAGACGACGTAGAACTCAACCCTCGGCAAAGCAAAAGCCCGCGAAGCGGGAACTTCACGGGCTTTTAGGTCTTTCGACGATCCGAGGGGGCCAAAAACAACGCCGCGACGAATAATTGCATTCGCGACTATGGCCTCCCCTGATTCGTTTGTCAACGCTGCTGCAATCGTTTGCAGCCACGGCCGTGCTTTGCCTGACGAACGGAGACAGAAATGCAGACGTCATCGTCTGGCGGCCGGCGCGCGTCCAAAGCTGCGCTGGAAGCCCGTGCGCTCGGCTTCGAAAAGGACCGAGTTGTCACCCGCAAGGAACTTACTCAGATCATACGAGATGCCCAGAAGGCGTTGCAGCTGAGACCATCTGTCCGGCTTGTGCTGCAGGTGCTCGCCTCGTGCTGGGGCGAACAGATGCTTGAGGGCCGGTTGCTGGTCTGGCCCTCGAATGACTACATCGCCGAGAAGACCGGGCTATCGGAACGGGCAATCCGTTACGCAGTGCGCAGCATGATCGCCGATAAGCTCGTGCTGCCCAAGGACAGCGCCAATGGCAAGCGGTTTGCGATCAAGAACCGCGTGGGCGACGTAATCGACGCATTTGGGTTCGACCTGCGGCCTCTCTATGCACGCGCGCATGAGTTCGCGGAGATTGTCGACGCCATTGACCTGGAGCGGGAGGCGCGCAAACGCGCCCACGACGATCTGACGATCATGCGGCGAGCCACCCAGGCAACATTAGAGGCCCTGTTAGAGGCCAGCCCAGCGCCGCGCACGGACGATCTGGTCGAGGCGTTTGAGGATCTGGTCAGTCGGACGCCCCGGCGGGCGTCTCCTGCACCTATTGACCATCTGCTGGAGCAATGGTCCGCTCTCAAGGATCTGGCAGAGAAACGGCTTTTAGAGGCCGGCTCTGGCGGCAACACGTGCCGTCTCATTGATACAAACAATGAAACCTCTCATCACTGTAACAAGGCTTTCGAGACTGGCAAAGCGCGCGAGGCGGCGCCGGAGCCCCTATCACTCAGGCTCGTGGTTGAGGCGACACCCTGTTTGGCCGAATACGGCGTGGCTCTCGGCGACTGGCGGGATGCCTATGCGGCGGCACGACAATTCCGGCCACTGCTCGGGGCGCACCATAGCGCTTGGGAAGAGGCGGTTGAGGGTTTGGGGCTCGAAACGGCGACGGCCACCGTGCTCTATGTCACCCAACTGCTCGATGATGACGCGACCAGCGGGGCTGGGCGGATCCGAAACCCCGGCGGCTATTTCCGCGCCCTGATACGCTTGATGATCGAGGGACGCTTCAATCTGTCAGCCGAGTTGAACCGGCTCAAATACCGGAGAGAATAGACCGCACAGATCCCAACGCCCAGGTCTGCGAGTTTTCGAGCAACCCGAAAAGGTCGTCATGCTCGGCATATAGATCAACCTCTTGACAGACGGCGTCGACCGTAGCGGCGCTCACGATTTGGAAGGGAGCTTCGAACCAATAGCTTCGGCCTGTCGGTAACAGCTCCATTCGCAAAATATCGCCGCCACGCAACCTATTGATGATGAAGTCGGGCTCATCGGGCAGCAGCGTGTCGCTACACGATTGGGTCATTTGCTATCCTTTGGGATTTGTCCCGATAGGGTGCCGTCGTCGATACCGTGCGCGACCAATTCGCGAGCCCAGCGCTCTTGGGTAACGGGATCACAGTGCGCCAGGGCATCATTCCATGTCGGCCAGCGACCATGCTCGCCGAAAAAGCGGTACTGATAGTGGAACGAGGCAGCGTCGTGCGGATCTCTGGGGTCGTGTTTGACTGCGCACTCGGGGCATGTCCCCCCGGGAGCGGGGGCGAGCATGAATGAGGATTTCGACGTGTTGAGGATTTCGCCCGTGCGCATATCCACATGCTCACATCGGGTCGGGATCGAAATCTGTTTTGTTCCTCGTGTCGTGTCGTGTTGCATACAATCCCCCTCACCCAAAGAAGCGACCAGTTACGGCGCGAGCGCCTGGTTCCTCAGGGCCGCAGATCACCCACCGGGTTTCATAGCCCTGCGGGTCCTCTGCCCCAGCGCCCATCTGGCGGACCCAGCGGTTGGAAATGGGTGCCTCGGCGAGTAACTCCCGCGCGTCGTCTTCGTCGTACCCGGACAGGCGGGCGATCACGGCGGGGGTCATGGCTCGGTCAAGAGGCTCGTGGCTCACACGCCCCCACACGAAAACCGCGCACAGGTCATAGCCGTCCGAGAAATAGAGGGTCTGCAAGTCGCTGGAGACGAATTGCCGTGCAACCGGCCGCTGCGCCCAGATCGTCACCGACCGGCCGGATGCGGTTTCGCCCTCGACGAAACGAACAAGATCCTGTTCGGACCTGATTTCGTCCAGCGCGCGCCGAAGGACACCATCCGTATCACGGCTTTCCGCCGCCAATTCCAAGCCTGTCATCATATCTCAAGCCCTCGCGCCACGTGTCGCCGGGGACATATCCTCGGGGCCATCAATCAGGCTGAACGCGATAGCCTCCTGCCCAGCGTTTTCCATACGGTCGGATGCCTTGGTCATCGCGGCGTCTTTGTCGGCCGCGCGAACTGTGATCGAGCGGACGGAGCGGTACTGAACGGAAAATCGAAAGATCGGCATTGACGTTGTTCCTATTTTCAAAAACGCGCGTAATTCTGGAAGGCGGGCGGGGGAACGACCTGCATCGCGCCAAGGCCCTCATCCCGCCGGGCTCACGCTAGGCTGCGCGAACACACCAGCGCTCACCACAACGCCTACCAACGGGGCCTATTCGGCCCCACCTGCTCCACCCCATTGGCGAGCAGCGGCTAGAGCCGCTTTTCCTTCGCGCCAATCTCGGGTCAGCTTGTTCTTCGCCAGATGCGCCAACCTGTCGACAAACTGGTGAGCAGTCTCAAGGTCTGGACAGGCGTTCACCGCGCTATCCGCGAGCAAGAGCCCCAAAGATGCGATCACCTCGCCTAAGTCCCTTCCGGCGAGCACTCGCTGAACGTCGCGAGCGGCCTGGATCGCCGCCATTTCTGATTGCGTATCTTTCATCTCAGCACCATCGCGTTCCCCCGCCCACGGCCGCCGGCGGTTGCTTCCGCCGACCTTGTTTTCGCTGTCAAAGCAGTCCGTGGGGTGGTGGTACCCAGCCGGGCGCGCTCCCCGGCGCAGACATGGGCGGGAGATAGCTCCTAATCGGTTGTCTTTTCGGGGCGCGTGTGACCATCGGCCGGCGGCCAGATCGTCACCGTTTTGCCACGGGCGATCTCCGAGTTGACGTATTCGACCATCTCCTCGTCATCAAAAAACGGGGCCTGCTGGGTGCATAAGTGCCCGTCTTCGTCGCGGGATTCCGCCTGCCAACCGCCCGCGCGGCTTTCTTCTGGCGTCAAAAGATTGACGGGGTTCGGATTTTTCATCTCGTCTCTTTCCGAGAGGTGTTCAACCGCCTCTAACACAATGAGATTTTTCCCAAGCGGGAATGCAGCCATAGACCGGGGGTCTGTGTCGTAAGCAGTGCGGCACCGCCAATAGAGGGTTGCAGTCCGCCCGCCGCATCGGGCGAGCGTACGAAGCCCCGGTTCTGCCCATGAATGACGCGCGGCATCGATCAGCCTCGCGGTGTGATCCCGTAGGCAGTAGAGCGTGGTCGACGTTCCGAAATTAACGTCACCAACCAACAAGCGATTGAGCTGGGCGAGCCCGGCCATATCCTCCGCGCCGATCTGCTGCAGGATCTTCTTGGCACGAGGGCCAACGCTCTTCAGGAGACGGCCGATGCGGGGATCAAGAGCCGGGTCCAAATCTCCTTCGGCGGTTTCTTCTAAATCGGGCAGGTAGTAGCGCCATTCTCTCTCGGCCATTGCCTCACCATCGTTCTATTGTAGGGTCTCGGTTCTACTCAGTGATCCCAAATGGGAAACCCGCTTGAATCACACTCTCCTACGCACAGATGAAGATCGCCGATATTCATAAGCGACATGACAATTATACCGGCGAGAAAACCCCACCAAAAATATGATTTTACAATGTTCGGAAAGAATAACTTCGCTAATTCCTTATCGCTAAACCCACTATGATGAATGACTGCGCTCTTTTTATTAGGAGTAGCACTATTCATTTTTTACTCGTCCGCTGTTGTGCGTGTTCCAACCGCATCACTCAAGGCACGAACCACCGCGCTGAACAGATAGTCCTTGGTGCGCTGCTCGACCGGCAGATCTGCAAACCGGACGAGGCAAGGGTGCGTCTTCGCGCCGGGGTCTTTGACCTCCCCGTAAGTCCACCCATCCGCCAGTTTCTGGGCCATCCAGCTTTCGTGAGACGCAGAGGGCGCTGCGGTCGGGTTGCGGCGGTGGTAGGCGACGCCCGCAATCGCCGATGACCTCTGCCACTCAGGCGCGGCCGCCCACCCCACTTGACTGTCGTCGCCCAGCGCCGCGCAATAGGCGCGGTTGACCTCGTGCGCCACGCGGGCGACCTCGGCGTCCTTCAGGAGTCGCGGGGCTTGAGGGAGGAGCCAGTATATTTCGCTAAATGCGGCCATCGGGTCGGCTTGGAAGCGGGCCTCGTTGGCGGACCCGTCGCCACCATACCTGCGGGCAATCTCCCCCATATCTTCGCGCCGCCCCGCCGTCCTCAAGTGGAACCACACTTCGTCACGGTCGCGGACCACAGTCACCACGAACGGCGCGTGGCGGTGCGTCCTCAGCAGCCTGTCGGCCACCTCACCCGCAAACTCGTGAGGCGTGAAAGCCACCGGTACGCCAGAGTATCCTACGAAGGCCTGCACCGTCGCCGCGCCTGCAATCTGACTCACGACATGCTCGACGAACTGCGATACCACGAGCCCTTGGGCCCTGAACCCGCGCGGATTGAGGAGATACTGTCGGTCCAGCCTATCCCATTCGGCGAAGCTGAACCCGGCGGAGCGCAGATACATCAACGTGAGCGAGCTGCCCTTGCGCCGCCACAGCCGCAGGTCGTTATCCTCCAGGTCAAAGACCAGCTCAGGGATGCGCTCCCTGAGGAAGCAAAAATTCCACGCGAGATGTGCGGATGATGTGTCAAAGTCGCCGAGGGAGAGCAAGTTCCCGCAAGGTTCGGACGCAAGATCCGCCAGAACGCCGCCCACTTTCTTCCATGTAGCTTGCCCATAGCCAAGCCGCCTGATACGGCCAAGCGGCCCCTCTCCGGTTTTGTGCCGGCTCAGCACAATGATAGAGGCCGCGCGCGTGGCCATGCGCTCAAGGTCGTAAAGTGAGAGTTGACAGCCAACAATGAGGACGTGCCTGCCGTCGACACATTCCAGCGGGGGAGTTGCGCCATCAGGGCAACCACGGAACTCGATATCCGCCCATCGCCGATGCACGACCCACGCGCCTGCGAAGCTGTGAATGTCCTTATCGCGATAGATGCAGATATCGGGCCTGTACGGGGTCTCGCTCATGAGCGCCCCCCATCGTTCGCGCGGGCGTGCAGCCGGGTAATGACGGTTTTCGGGTCAATCTGCGCTGCTTCACACAACCATCTGGCATGCCATGGGCTCGTCTCGAATGCATCCATGACGGCGTGCAGCAGCGGATAGCTGGCAAGATCCTCCTGCGTCCGCCGGCGGGCGCTGCGGATCGCGTCGACCAATAGCTCGGCCGCCGGCCCATGCAGGCCGCCACCGCCAAGCATTTCGCCAGGTTTCCGGCACGCGCTCACCCTCAGGTAGCCGCGAAAGTTCGGCGTGTTGGGCATCACCGGCCCAACGTCCCCATCGACCAGCCCGCGCGCCGGCTCGCCAGCAATCCAAAATACGGCGTCACACGGCACAGCGCAGCGCGCCAGCGTGTTCCCCTCGCACTTGGTGTAGTATTCGCCGCCACTTCGGACGTCCTCAGCGCTGTATCGCCCCGCCCAGACAAGCGGGTACGTGTAGCCCTCATTGTTGGGCCGCCAGAAGGTGATGAACGGGTTCCGCCGGAAGCTGGCTCGCAGATCCGCGATGAAATACTCGTCGCTCATGGTCACGCCGCCTCAATCTGGCTGTTGAGGCTGATGTCGCCTGCAAGCGCGTACCCGGCGCTCAAGGCGGGCGTGTTATAGACCGCGCGCGGGGGGCGTGCCGGGCGGACATGGAAGTTCTCCGCGATGAATTCGCGGTTCAGCCGCCCTTCGTTGGCATAGAGGGCGGGGAGCGTCGTAGCCCCAGCCGGGCCGTCCGCTGCCTTGCGGCTATTCGCAAGCTCACGCAACCGCTTCGCCAGCCGCATGGCCGCGCCCATGCCGAATTGCCGCTGGTAGCGGGGGCTGTCGGAATACGCGCGGGCCAGCCGCCGCACCGTCTTGACGAGATACGGAGCCATTTCCATCACCACCGCAATGTTGTGCGGTGCGCCGATGATCGTGACGGGCGCGCCCGCCGCTCGCCGGCCATGCACCATCGCTTCGCAGAAATATGCGCAGGTCACTTCGGTCCAGATAATACGGACCCAGCGGTCATAGATGCCGCTCGGCGTATCCTGGGCAGTCCGATCCGCGCCCGCCTGCTCCGTGTCCGAGACCTCTGAGAGGCACAGATTGTATTTGACCAGCAGCTCATGGGCCTTGGCCGCGAAAGCGGCCGCCTCATGCTCGCTCGCCGTGCTCTTCGCCTTGGCGAGAAGCGTCCTCACCTTCCGCGCAATGTCCACGCTCTGGGGCTGTTCCATCCAGCATTCCTTTCGGCTGTCCAATGGGCACGCCCGATCGCGCCGGGCCTCTCTTGTGCGCTGACATTATCAATACGTGTACACGTTTGCAATCGTATCATGTACATGATAATGAAAATTTCATGTACACGATATGGCGTGTGATTTGCAGCCGTGTGGCCGCCCGAAGGAGCCGCGACGCTATGAGATGGAAGGGGAAACCTATGAGCAGAGAAAGGCTCGATTGCGCGAGTGGCATTCCCCATTCGCATGGGTCCCGGTTCAGATGGATGACGGGAGATGGGTGTGGTTCGAACGCTACAGGCGGAGGCTCATCGAGGAAAAATTGGCTACATTGACCGTTACGCGCGAGTGGGAACGGCTCTGTGCTGGCCCCAGCGCGGAGCCCAAACAGACGAAATCCAAATGGTGGCCGCGAGCGTCCGGCTGGCGCCACCTTTGACTCCCTCCCATGTACACGATAAGCGTTCCCTGATGGGCCGCAAGAAAACCTATACGGAGCAGATCCGGGTGCCGTTGCCCGAAGGGAAAACGGCTGAAATCGATAGCGTGCTGGAGCCCGGCGAGTACCGGCTCGACTTGATGCGCGATGCTATCGACCGGGAAGTTGCGCGCAGGGTTCGGCGGAAAAGGCGCTTGAGCGACCAGGACGGTGGCGAATGAGCTGCCGAGCGCCCCATGTCATTCATCTCAGATCTGAAAGAAGGCTGCACCCAAGAGGCCGTTGATCGGTTCTATTGGAAACACGGGCCTTGCTGCGCCGGTTGCGACTGGTGGTCCCACGTCAATTCCTCTGTCGGGGAATGCGGCCGTAGTGCGCCCGTCGCAGCCGCCGAACGCATCTCGATGCTTGGCATCGAAGCCCCAAGCCTTTCATGCGGCGCGGGGCACGTCATGACACCCAGAAATCACCTGTGTGGGGAATTCAAGGACGACTTCGACTGGTCATCCCTACCCCTCTCCTATCGGGTGCGAATTGGAGCGCCAAGCGGCTGATTTTGATCCCGACGATCCCTTCGACGCGCGGCCGGGCTCGCCCGGGATCTCTTGGGACTCCCGCAACTTCATAACAAATAACTGAGGAATAAAGCGAAATGGTACCTGCAAATGGCGTTTCCGCCGACCAGATCAGAGCGTTCGTGGAGCGTATCGAACGGCTCGAGGAAGAGAAGAAAGCTGTCTCAGACGACATCAAGGGGGTCTACGGCGAGGCGAAGGCTACGGGCTATGACGCTAAGATCCTGCGTCTGGTCGTCCGGCTCCGCAAGCAGGAGCCGGCAGAGCGGAGCGAAGCCGAAGCGGTCTTGGATCTCTACCTCCATGCTCTCGGCATGGCCCCGGCGATGGAGGGAGACGAAGCATGACCGACAACCCGGTTGATGTAGCCGAGGCGGAAGCCTCATCGCGTTTTATTTGGCAGTGGGTCGTTGGGCCGGCCGATGGCCCGTATGATATGGTGTGTGGATCGCGCGAAGAGGCGGCCGAAACCGCATCTTTATACGGCGGGAAAATTGCGGAAATGTTGGTTCGGAACGCAAAGCTTTCCGAATGTATTTTCGTCCGCGACTTCCTCAACGTAGCCGAAAATATCATGAGCGAGGATGGTTGTGCGTGGAATAATCAGGACGGCATATTCGATGTAGAGGATCAGGCGTTGGCGGATCTGCAATCGCTGCTGAGATATACGGCGGACCACTGGCAACGAAAACACGGGCTCGTGTTCACGACAACGCAACATGTCCGCGTCAGGAATGTGGAAACCATTGCCCCCGAAAACCTTTCCGATTGACGGGGCGCGCGCCGATGAGGGGGCAATCCACATGCTGACTGTGGCAAAAATGACTCATAATGCACCTTATGCGAGTCATCGCGTGCAATGCCATTTGCCGTAGCAAAGCGCGCTGAACGAGGCCAGAGAGGCCCCTCCCCTCTGGCCTTATTTTACAAAAGCGGCGACGAAATATGCACCCCGCTATTCACGGCTCGGCGCTTCATCTTCCGCGATCACCTCAAATTCGCCGATCTCGCTCGGATCGATCGGTTCATCGTCGTCCGCGCGCGGAAGGAGCATTTCCAGGCTCACACCGAGTGCGGTGGCGATCTTCTGGAGGGAGCGAAGGCTCCCCTCCTTCTTCCCGCTTTCAATTT